TTTAAACGAATTATAAGCCGGTACAGCAGAATTTACACCGGGCAATTGTTGGAAGCGTAACAGCTTCTATTTTTTATACCAAAAAAAAGAAAGGAGAGTGTCCCTATGAGTAAAGATAAATTACATTGGCTGAAAGCTGCGGGAATCAGAGCCATTAAGACAGTTGCTCAGACGGCAGTTGCAACAATCGGAACCGCAACAGTCCTTGGAAGCGTTGACTGGAAGATGGTCGTATCCGCGTCCGTTCTTTCCGGCGTTTTATCCTTGCTTACATCTGTAGCAGGGCTTCCAGAACTAAAAACAGGCACAGATGAATAGAAAGGACGGTGATCCTTTTATCTCCCGGGTGCAGGGTTACGCATCAGAGCCGTGTGGCTCTTTTTTAATGTGATTTTATAGCTGAAAAAGCAGAAAGGAGCCGAATATGGCAGAAAAAGGAAATATAGCAGGCGTAAGTACCGTTGGTTCGCTTACTGGATATGCAGTTGAAACAACAGCAGGTACTAAACCGACAACATTTAAACTTCTTCACAGAATCAATGCTTCCGATGAAATCAAAATTGATGTAGAAACAATCGATGCTTCCGCACTTGAAGATGAAGTCGAAAGAACTATTGCAGGACGTGGTTCTACAGGTGGTACATTCAACGTAACTGTGAACGTAACCGATGAAACTATCACTGAATGGGAAACCTTAATCAGCGAATATAAAACAGGAAAAACAGATGGAAAATCTATGTGGTATGAAGAATACTTCCCATCTCTCAAAAAAGCATTCTTCACCAAAATTGAGCCACCGACAATCATTCCTAAACCAGCAAGAGATCAGAATGGCCTGTTAACCGTTGAAATGTCTCTTACTATCAATGAATATGTCGGCCCGAGTGAAGCAGTAGTTCCAACTGACAGCGGCCTTTAAACACATTTGGGAGGACAAATAATATGTATAAAGTTTTAAAAATTGGTGGAAAAGACTACAAACTTGAATATGGAATTGAAGCATCACTGTTTGATGATTGCGTGAAATCTGTGATGAATATGTTAGTTTCCACAAGCGGCGGAACGGACAAGAGTCTCAGGGAGATGGTTTCTGGAATGAGTAGCATTCCGAACACTGCACTCAATGCGTTTTATGCCGGATTACTTCAATATCATGGCAATCATCCTGATGGTGATGGTACTGTCCCGGATTTAGATACTGCCAAAAAACTTGCAGCGCAGTATATGTCTGAGCATAAAGATGATGAGCAGGGCAACTTCTACGGTATATTTTCTATGTGCATCGAACAAATGGAGGAAGACGGTTTTTTCAAGTTAACAGGTCTGGAAACGTTCATGGACAACTTGAATGCGGCGATGGACTCTGTGAAAGCGAAGAAAACACCGAAGAAGCCAACAGATCACTTGAAAAAAGCTACAGCGAAATAATCTGGGATGAATTATACCCAATGGCTGTGCGTATTGGGATGTCAAGAAAAGAATTTCTCAGAAGTACCCTGAAAGACCTAAGAATCCGTATAGAACAATATGGAATCTTAAAGAACGAAGAAATTCAGTCGCAATTAATAAACATGGACTATCAGTCATGGCTGACCGGACTGTATATGAAAGCAAGTATTTCGTGTGTGCTATTTCCAAGAAAGGCTAGTTATCCGAGTAAACCAATTACGCAGGAAAAACAAAATAATTGGATTGAACACAATCCAGATATGCCAAAGAAATCAGAAGCAGAACTAAGACAAGAAGAACGTTACTACGAACTTCTTATCAGGCAGGCAAATGCAAATATATCTGAAATAGGTAATGAAAAGGGCAAGCAGGATGAATAGTAGTCTTGCTTGCCCTTTATTTTTTTGAAATAAAGGAGGTGCTTATATGCCTGACAACACAATAGATAGCCTTGCGATAGAGGTCAGCAGTAACGTATCAAATGCAAGCAAATCCATTGATGATTTATGTGACAAACTAAATCGCCTGAGCAGTCGTATGTCTGAGAGTATCAAGTATCTTAGAGACTTTTCAGCTTCCGTAGGCACGGTCAATTCTACTGTTCAATCGCTTAACAACATAGATTTATCAACAGTAAACAGCCAATTGCGACAGTTCACGCAATCCATAAACACACTTGGCAGTTTAAATTTGAAAGACAGCGGATTAAATTCATTTGTAAATGCCGTTCGCAGATTAAATGAAACATTAAATTCCACAGGTGATGTTTCTGGAAAAATCCAAAACATGATTTCCGAACTGTCTACACTCAGTAGCATTCCAGATGTATCAAACAATGTGAATCGGTTTGTTTCTTCGCTGTCAAGATTGGCGAATGCTGGCGGTTCCATTGACACAGTTGTATCTAAACTTCCGGATTTGGGCGAAGGGATTAGGAATATCATAACTTCATTCTCTGGAATAGGAGACGTTTCTCAGCCGATTAATACATTTGTCCAGTCGATTGCGCAGCTGGCGAATGCAGGAGATAAGACAAAAAAGACATCTGAACAACTTGAAGATTTGTCAAAGAACCTTAAATCATTCTTCCAGGCAATGAGTACCGCTCCTAAAATCAGCCGCAATACCATACAAATGACACAAGCTATCGCTCAGTTGGCGAATGCAGGTGGAAGCGCTGGCAGGTCGGCACAGTCTACGGTGAATGCATTTAGCCGATTGGGGCAGGGAGCAGCCGGGGCAGTGCGAAAGGTTAATGGCCTTGGAAGTGCTATTGGAAATGTTGGTTCAAGCGCAAAGAAAAGCATTCCGAGCATTATGTCTTTGGCAGCTAAATTCTGGGCTTTGAAAACAGCAGCTACAAAATTCACAGGTGCAATTGAAAGCTCAATGAACTTCCTTGAAGATTATAACTACTTTCAAGCGGCGTTCCGCCAGGTGGCAGATAAAGTAGGAAAAACTTGGTCGGAAGCAGGATATGACTCTGCAGAAGCATACGCAGATTCATTCAGTCAGAGAGCCAGAGAGCTTACAGCTAAAATGTCTGGATTCGATGTTTCCGATAATGCGATTTTGACCGCAAATAAATCAGGTAAATCACTCGGTATGGACCCGTCCATGCTTTTGAATTATCAAGGACAGTTTGCACAGTTGTCATCATCTATGGGAACAACTTCTGAGCAGGCATTAAAGCTGTCAAATGCACTGACTATGATCGGTGCAGACCTTGCATCTGTTAAAAACCTTGATTTTAGCACAGTTTACGAAAACTTATCCTCTGGATTGGTAGGAATGAGCCGCGCCGTAGATAAATATGGTGCAAACATTCGTGTGGCAAACTTACAGCAATATGCTTCGAACCTTGGACTGCAAACAGCTGTATCAAAGATGGACCAGGCAAGTAAGGCTATGTTAAGAACAATAGTAATACTGGATTCCACCCGGTACGCATGGGCGGATATGGCAAATACGATAAACGATGGCTGCGAGCTATCACTTGTCGCCTAATATAGCAATATATTAGTGAAAATCGAGCAAAATCGGTGAAACCTAAATTGAGTTCTCATATTCTCCAAAGAGAATGTGGGGTGATTTTATTAATAAAAAATTTGTAATCTATAAAGCAACCAATAAAATAAACGGAAAAATATATATTGGGAAAACCTATAATTTTGAAAAAAGAAGAAAAGAACACATATATGATATAGAAAATGGGCTTCCCTTTCACAGAGCCTTAAAAAAATACGGCACTGATAATTTTGAATGGGAAATTATTGATACAGGAATATCCGACAATGAGATCAAAGAAAAAGAGATATATTGGATAAAAAAGCTGAATACTTGCGTACATTTTCCGAATTCTAATGGGTACAATATAACGTTAGGAGGAGAGGGAGGTGTATCTTGGAACTCACATCCTGTTTTGCAATTTGATTTAGATGGAAATTTTATTGCAGAATATGCAAGTTGCGCTCATGCTTCAGTAGAAACCGGAGTGCAGCCACACAGTATTAATGATTGCGCAAATAAGAAAGCGGGACGCGCAGGAAATTTTCAGTGGAGATTTAAAAGTGAATGCAAATCTTTTAAGATACCTTCGTATAAAAAGAAGGAATCCAGCAGGAAAAAGCCAATTGTCCAGTTAGATCAAGAAGGAAATTATATCAAAACATTTTCGTCTGTCACCGAAGCGAGTATGGAAACCGGTTTAAGAAGGTCAAATATCTCTTCGTGTTTAATTAATAGTTCTCATAGATGTGGAAATTTTCAATGGGTATATCAAAAAGATTATGACCCTAAAAAAGATTATAGGTACAAAGGCCCTCAAATTGGAAATGGAATAGTCCAATTAAATGATAATTGGGAAATAGTGAACCATTTTCCAAACTGTTCCGAAGCAGCAAGGCATTTAGGCGAGCCAGAAAAGGTTCATAAACAGATTCATAAGGCTTTGACGCTAAATAAAAGATGTAGAGGGTTTTATTGGAGAAAATATGATGATTATATAGGAACTCAACAAGGCAATACCGAGGTAACCGTATAGATTGCGTAAGGCTATACGGCACCGTAGAGCGTAGGAGATGAATAAATATAATTCTCCCAAGAGTGCTTGACAACCATATATGGCGTAGAAATACGTCTTATTTTTATGGTTGAAAATGTACGCCGACCTTGCAGGAAACTGCAAGAAGTAGGGGATAAAAAGCCCCTACGGTAACAAAGTGAAATATGCCAGCCAACCAGTTGCGTATACTTCGCGCGAACTTGGTATCCTGCGCCAGAGCATTAGGAAACATCTTTATGCCAGTCATTGCGGCAGTATTACCGTACATCAATGGCCTTGTAATCGCATTCCAGAGACTTTTAACATATATCGGTTCACTTCTTGGAGTTGATACCAAAATTGGAAAAATGTTTGGCTCTATCGGCGGCGGAAGTGAGAATTTGTCAGAAGCTCTTGACTCCATAGATGATTCTGGAATTTCGGACGTAGACAGCTCAGCAAAAGATACCAGTAACAATCTGAAAGATGCGACCAAGAACGCAAAGAAGCTCAAACAGTTCCTTGCGTCCTATGATGAATTAGAAGTTATGAGCAAAGACGACAGTTCTCTGTCAGACCTTGCAAATTCTAAGATCAAAACGCCTGCTCTCGACACATCTGCCCTTGATGCAGGAATCCTCAATGACGCGTTGGATAAGCTTCTGAATGAATACCAGAAGAAATGGGACGCCGCCTATAATTCTATGGAAAATAAGGCCATGGCGTTCGCAAATAAAGTTACAGATGCATTCAAAAAACTTGCGAAGGCCGCAGAACCAACAACAAAAGCTTTGAAAAATCTCTGGAATAATGGATTGAAACAGCTCAGAGACTTCACATGGACAGCATTAAAAGATTTCTGGGAACATTTTCTAAAACCACTTGGGAAATGGACATTAGGAGAAAAAGGATTACCACGATTAATTAATGCTTTTAACGATTTTCTTGTAAAAATTAACTGGGATAAAATCAATGCTTCCCTTGTGCAATTATGGGATGTGTTAGAGCCGTTTGCCGAGAATGTCGGAACAGGATTACTTGATTTCTTTGACGATTTCTTTGACAAGGCGGCAGACGGAGTGAACAAACTCCCTGATCTGATTGACAAGTTTAAAGAGTTTATCGCGTCATTCTCACCAGAACAGGCACAGTCTATCGGATATTTTCTCGGACAGCTCTTGACTGCTTTCGTAGCATTTAAAGGGCTTACATGGTTTGGAGGTATTTTCGGAAAAGATGGAGCAATAGGTAAAGGCATTGCTATGTTAGCAGCGCATCCATATGCTTCGATAGCCACTGGGCTAGGTCTTACTGTTGCCGCACTTGATAAATTCGGAGTGATTGATGTTGATTGGGAATGGCTATGGGACAAAATAAGTCAGCTAAAAGATACAGTTTCAAACTTTATTAATAATGTCGATTGGAGCTTTTTGGTAAAAACAATCGGTGATGTATGGGATGTTTTTCAACCATTTGCGCAGGGCTTCGGAGATGCCTTTGTTGATTTTTTTGATGTAATGGTAAACGTCATTGGTGCTCCATTAATTAACAGTTTAGCAGTTGCTCTTGAAGCGCTTGCAAAAGTTTTGAGTCTGCTTGACGATAAGCAAATAGAAGCGTTGGGATATGCACTTGGAACTTTTCTTGCGGTAAAAGGCGCGCTTAAATTTTCTAAAAAAATAATCGGCGTAGTTAGTTCTATCAGGGCACTTAAAACAATCTTTGGCGGCTTAGGAACAGTTCTTTCTACAGCTGGCGGGGCATTGAAGACCTTCTTCGGTTCTGGACTCGGCTCTACACTTGTTGCAGGCTTTGCTGATTCCATGACAGTCTTAGCAGCTGCAATGGCGGGATTTAATCTTGGCAAATGGATAAGCGTCCATCTGTTCGGCGGCGAAGATAAAACCTTTGGGGAATTTCTGGAAGATAATGTATTTGGATATCAAAAAGGTGATTTCTCGGGAGCTATGGATGAATGGCTGAAAGATATATTCGGAGTCGGAGATAAGCTTACAGAAGATGATTTAAAAGTATTTCAGGAATATAAAGATGCCATTCTTAGTCTGGTTCGCGCAAGCCAGCTTTCAGGCGAACAAGCATATCCTTTATTAACATTCCTTTCCGAATTGAAAGATAACGGATATAGCACAGAACAGGCGTTATTTGAACTCGAACTTAAACTTAATAATCTCGGGGTTTCATCCGAAACTTTTGAAAATGCGATAGCAGGAGTAAATGAACCAGTCAAAGACCTTGGAGACACAGCAGAAACATCCTCTAATCAGTTTTCAAATATGGCTGACCGGATCAACAATGTTTCGTTTGAGGATATCTCAGAACAGCTTACGGGATTCCAGAATCTTATTCAAACTGTTGACTTTGCGACTCTGGTAACAGATACAGCAAATGCAATAGACCAGATGGGCGGCATATGGGAAAACGGAAAACAAATTCTCGGCGAAAAGGCATTACAAATTTATCAGGAAATTGCAAAGGGATTAGAGCCGGATGATAACGGTTACTATACTTTAGCAAACGGACAGATGGTGCAGTTCGGGAAAGGTATTTCTGACTATGAAAGCACTCTGCAAAGTACAATGGATTCAACCCTACAGGGGGCAATCAACGGCGTTCTGGATAATAATTCTGGATTTGAATTATTTGCAGAACTTGGAAAGAATCAGATTGTTGCATGCGGTGATGGGATTACTCAGAATGGTGGTCAGCTTACCGGCAAGTTAAATGAAACCATTACAACCGCAAGTTCAGAAGCAGGAAGTACAGCAAAAACCAGTGGAAAAGAAATTGGCGAAAATTCCATAAAGGGAGTTATGCAGGGATACGAAAGCCAAAAAGATGCGCTCGGTATTGCGACTCAGAGCCTATTTGATGATTATGTTAAGAAGAGAGCACAAGAGTCTCTTGATTCTCACTCCCCGTCCAGATGGTTTGAGCAGCTGGCAAAATATTGTGGAGTTGGCTTCCAGAATGGATTAGAGCCGGGCTTTTCTTCGGCGTTTACATGGTTTGGAAGAATCCGAACCAGAATCAGTAATTCTATTGGAAACCTGTATAATGTCGGTTGGAACTCTATCATCGGCTTAAGCAATGGAATCGTAGGCGCGGCACAACAGCTTTATGCAAACGTGCAAAAAATCGCGCAAAATATATCAAATACGTTCCGCAGAGTTCTTAAAATTCACAGCCCGTCACAGGTAATGATGGAACTCGGCGGATTCACTGTTGAGGGCTTCCAAATCGGTATGCAGAATATGCTTCCAAAAGTCGAATCAACCATCAATGATATAAGCGCAGAAGTGCAAAAGATCAATACGCCATCCGCAGACATTATCACAAGGAGTACATCATATCAGGAAGTAAAAAGTAGAATGTCCGTTGATACAGATGATTTTGTGGATGATATTCGAAAAGAAATCATGGCAATCAGCAGTAACACGTTTGACAATAACCAGATGATCGGGCAGGCAGTCAAAAATGCCCTGAACGGCATGGCAATCTACGCAGACGGGCATCTGGTTGGATATCTGAAAGAGGAAAACCAGCAGTTCAGAAATCGTAATGGATACGGAATATTTGAAGGGTAGGTGATAGAATGAGCGACTTTATCTCAGGAAGTAGTTTCCAAGGTTGGCTTTTAAAGTTCGGGGGAAGTGTTCTCCCGAACAAATTCTTAGCCTATGACGATTACTCCTCAACTCCGAATCAGCGAACAGAGGTAGAAGCATACAGGGACTTGAATAACCTCTTGCATAGAGACACAAGCCCGAATTTTAAGACTAAAATAGACTTCAACACGCGACCGATGTGGTTACCTGACAAAATAAAGATGCAGTCTGTTTTCAAATCAGGATTAATCAATAAGGCACAGCGGAAATACAAAGTTACATACTGGGACGACGAAGAAAACACCTACAAAACAGGTGTTTTTTATATGCCTGATGTTGAGTATAAACCTATCAGAGTTGTAGGAAATAACATTTTGTATAATAAAATCAGAATCGCACTGATTGAATACTAACAACCAGAGTGCATGGGTGTCACAGCTCATGTGCTCTTTTATTTTATAAATAGACGGGAGGATAATTATGGCAGATACAGTATCTTTTGACAGTTTATTGAATACGACAACCGGGATGACTGCTATTGTTAGCAACACGAAGCACGATGATGATGTAGTTAGTGTCACGGGCGTTGACTGGTTTACCTATGCAGGAAAGACCGCCAGTACCATATATGTTTCTGGGAATAATTTCATCGGATTCGGGCAAAACGCCGAACAACTCAAAATCTGGCGTAGGGATGGTGCGATTTATTATGTTTACCGTCAAGAGGGGACACTCACATCAGGAAAAAGATTCCTTAAAATCAAAGTTGAGGGATATGTATATTATTCAAGTACATCTTCATCATATGCGCTGAAATACGAAGTATTCTTGATAGAGGGACAGACATTATTTATCAATGTCGTTCAGAGACCTACAAGCAGTTCATACACCGGTACATCGTCAATCACTGACGGCAAAACCACAACAAACCTGAATATTTCTGTATCTTCTGCAGTCCCAATTTCGATTCTGGTAAAGAATGCGGGTGTATCACAGGAGATTTCTTATGAAAAATATTCTGATGTAGTAATTGCTAGCATAACTGTTTCCAAAATGCCAGATAAGACAACATATTATCAGAAAGAGCTGTTTGATAAAACAGGGTTTGAAATATCTGGAACAACAAGCACAGGAGAAACAGTCAGTGTCACAGATTACGAATTATCGGGTTTTGACAGTAGTTCCGCAGGAACAAAGACCATAACCGTCACTGCATCCGGCAAGACCACAACATTTGAGATTATTGTCTCAGAAGCTTCTATTACCGCCATATCCGTTACTACGATGCCGACCAAGACAAATTACCACATTGGAAAAGAATTTGATTCTACGGGCATTGTAGTTACTGCGACGACAAGTGATGGAAACACCATAGATGTTACAAAAGATTGCACATATTCTGGATTTGATAGTAGTTCCCCAAAGCAATGTGAAATTACAGTTCATTACGGCAGTTTCGCTTGCACGTTTGAAGTTGCTATTATGCAACCAGAAGAAATAAATGGAATGAGTTATGTTGGGGCTTCGTATTTCGTAGGGGATACTACGGATATAGCAGTGAGTTATATAGTTGTCGTATATTCAGATGGTTCGGAAAAAGTAACCAGCGGCTTTACGGTTGAAAATAAAGTTCTTACAGAGGCTGGCACAGTTACTATTAACGTTAATTATTTTGGTATAACAGACGATACGATAAAAGTTAATGTATATGATTCTTTTTTAGTACATATCGGTTCGCCAAATTATGAAGATGTAACAGCCGAATTTAATCTTGATACAAATACGCTTTCCGTTTCTGGAACTGGGAAAATTAAAATTTTGCATGAAAATTCGGAAAATATTATAGTTCCTGATAGTTTGTTCAAAAGATGCGTAAAGATTACTTTTAGTGACGGAATCACTGAAATCACGGGTGGATTCGGATACCAATTTGAAAGTTTAACATGTATCGAATTAGGAAACACAATTACAAGTATTGCTGGTGGAAACTTTACTACTTTTTTAGGAACTAAGTTAGAGTTTCCTGCGAGTCTTAAAGCTATTCAAGGTGGTACGTTCAGTTCTTGCCCCAACCTAACAGAGATTGTTTTTCATGAAGGCTTGCAAGAAATTCAAGGTGGAACATTAAACGGATTTCAATCGTTGGATAGCGTTGTTTTTCCATTATCATTAAATTTGCTATCATCTGGTGCTTTTGCAGGTGCCAAAATAAATAATGTAGAAATTGGAAGCACAGATTCCATGATTAGTTCGTCTGGAATCTATATTCCAAGTTGCAAGAGTTTGATAATTCGAGGCGGAACCATTGATGGAACAGGCGGTACAATCTCACTCTCTGTACTCGAAAACCTTACGTTAAAAAGCGCAGTTAAATTTATCGGGAAATCGCATTTTTCACCGTGCTTCGATACTTTAAAATCAGTTACCATTGAAAGCGGAATAACAGAAATACCATCATTATGTTTTTCAAACTGTGGAAAAATCACAGAGATTAACATTCCTGCAAGTGTTACAAGTATTGGAGAAAGCGCATTTTCTGGGACTTCACTTAAAAATTTAGAGATTCCAAATGGCGTTCAAACCATTGGAAAAGCAGCATTTTCTAACACTCGGCTTGTCAGTGTTTCTATTCCTGCGAGTGTGACTACCATTGGCGAAGACGCTTTTGTTGCGCAAGCTACAACAAACGTCACACTGAACAAAAAAACAAATGAAATCTCCGGTTCCCCATGGGGAGCAACAGGCACAATCACATGGTTAATTCGGGCAACCAGACTTGAAGTTACTCATATGCCAACCAAAGCCAGATATTTCGTAGGCGAAACTTTTGACAGCACAGGGCTCATAATCACTGCATATTACAATGACAACACGTCCGAACAAGTAACCGGATATACCCTGTCAAGCCCGGATATGTCCGCATACGGAAGCAAAACCGTAACCGTTACATTCGATGAAAAGACCGTAGATTTCTCAATTCTGGTTGTTGATATAACTGGAATAGAAATTGAAACACCACCCATGAAACAAGAATACCTTGTAGGTGATGCACTTGATTCTACCGGATTGACAGTTTTAGTGAAATACACTGATGGAACGTCTGAAACGATAACATCTGGCTTCGCTATTTCCGAACTCGATAGCTCATCAATCGGTGAAAAGGAAATCACAGTGACGTATAAAAATCATACCGCTGCATTTAAAGTTCTTGTGTATGAACTGCAAGGAATCCGAATCGCACATTACCCGGAGAAAACCTATTACAGAGTAGGTGAAACATTTGACCTGACTGGATTGGTTGTTGTGGCTTTGCGGACAGATAATACAGAAAAAGAAATCACAGATTACACCGTATCTGGATTTGACAGTTCTAAAGCCGGAACAAAAACCATCACAGTATCTTATCAAACTGAAATTGACGGCATAGAAACGTTTATTGGGTATGATGAATTTGAAATCAAAGTAACCAAAGATGGAAAGAATCCATTTGAAGATAACACCGACCCAATCAACGTAAAAGTGCATTGGATAAATGGCGAATTTGAGGACTTAACAAATGAACATATCCAGTCCAATTCTTTGTCATTACAGGAGTCGTTATGCAATAAAGCATACTTCATTTTTGGTGGCTGCATCTCGAACCAAATCACGTTTAAATGTTATCATCCGCAGTTTGTCGGGACAGACGAAACCACTTATCCGTCTGGAAAAATCGAGGTTTATCTTGAATGCAAAGGCACAGAAATCAAGATTTTTACAGGCGAAATTGCGACAGGAGAACGTGATGCAAATTCGTTTGTTCGTACCATTGTGGCATATGATTATCTGTACAAATTACGCAATACTGACATTGCATGGTGGTATAAAAACAACACAAAAGATAAGCAAATGGTGTTCACACAGAAGCAGTTCAGAGATGCTTTATTCAAGTATCTTGGCATTGAACAAGTCGATGTAAAACTCAAATATGACAGCGCATATGTACCCAATACCGCCAACTCTTCTGAAATGAATGTGGCAAATATACTGGAAGATTTATGTCTGCAAAACAATGTTTTTGGGTGGATGAATAGGGATGGAAAGTTTGAGTATAAGAAGCTCAAAAAGAACTGTAAGCATCGTGGTACTACCGTATCCGGTGTTGAAACATTTGATTTTTACGAATCTGCTGTACACCTTGACAGATTCAAAAGCTTCAAGGCAACTGAGGGCAGAGTGTGGTATTTTAACTATGTTTACACCGACCCAGACCCATCCGGTGAAGTATTTACGTCTGGTGAACCGACTGCACAGGACGCATACGAAAGAAATGTATTCTATAACCGCAACAGCTTTTTTGTAGGGAATCAAGACTGGTTGAATTACGCCTACGATGCGAATGAGTACGGGGATTACACCCGAACAAAACCAAAGTATGCAATCTGTTATGGAACTGTCGCAGAGGACATTATCAAAAAGCAGTATTATCGGGCACAGGGATATTCCGTGGAAGTACAAGGGAATCCGTTTAACATGGTTGGTCAAACCGTGGAAATGACACACTCTAAGCTTTCTGAGAATGGTTCTGTAATACAGTGGGTGATTCACAGCTATATCATGAGTAGAACACTGAAATTAGGCATTACAGGGCTTATTGACACATACACTGCCAATAATTCCCCGTACAATGGAAACAATCAGCAATTAGGTAAGGACACGCCTGAGATCACATCCACAATCAACAGAACAAGGTCTGAAATGCCGACAATCAGTTATGCGGAATTTACGGACGGTTCGGATTCTGGATTTTCACCGGCAACGATTGATGATTTTTCGGACGGTTCTGGAAGTTCCTCAAACGAACTAAAAAAGGCACAATTAAGGTGCGTAAAGCGAATCAAGAAAGCGGATTATGATGCTTTGGTAGCCGCCGGAACTGACCGGACAGATACATTATATTTCACATTCGAGGAGGGCTAATTGATGATATATAAGGCGTTTTTGAACAGACAGGAAATCACTGGGTTTCCTGTCAAAGGGAAGGATGTAAATAAGATTTATGGGGGAAATATATTATTGTGGGAGAAAGAAGAACAAATAAAAGAGCCTTTCACTGTAGAAGCATATTTTCCATCAAATTCAGAAAATGGCGTTATAAATGGAAACCGCTTCTCGATTCCGGTTAAACTTCATGATTCAAGCGGATACTGGATATTGGCCAACAAGAAAAAGCCATATATTGATTTCAAAACTACAGTTGGTTCATACTACGATAATAGAGTACAAGCATTGGGAGAAGTAGGAGGAGTAATTTGTTATCTGCACTCCGAAAATCCAAATAATACGTCATTAAAAATTACCATGAATGTTTTAAACGGAAAATCTGAAGTATCAAACTCATACACTTATTCTTCCGATAACGTTATAAGTCTTGTGGACGCAACATGGTTAATGAATAATCATATTTTTGTTTATTTTTCCACTTATGACGATGCCCTTCATGACTACGAATTGCATATCGTACTTGAATTTGGGCTGAATGGAGAGGTTGTAGGAAAATATGTAAAAAAAACAAAGAGTAAAGATATGTATAAATTTCCAATTTTAGAAGCAAATCTTACAACAGTCAAGAGTGGCACAGATCATTATTGTTTGTACCTTAAAGGCGCTTTCACGATGATGTATAAGTTATCAGGAAATCCGTTTGATTCACAGAGAATAAAAATCTCGTCAGGTATTTATATTGGAAACGATAATGGCAGACATTTTTTCTTGAGGAATCTTACTGGCCCAAGTAGCAACACAATATTGTATGAATTTATAAATGGGGAGTTTATCGAAAAAAGAGTACTGAAAGACAGTGGTGTGCTGGATATCAATTGCTGCATTTGCAAAAGTCGTATATACATTGGAATCTATGGAACTATTTACGATTACGGAGATATAGATGACAAAACGGAACAGCCTAGAAAAGCAATATTTAAAACTCCGAGTGCACCAAGGCAAACAAACTTTATTCATTCGCAAGGCGATTTTCTCTATGTTTTTCATGGTACATTTTCAGAAAAGGACAAGCAATATATGACTATCATTCCGTTATAATCCACTTGCCTATATTACTGCATCCGTCTTTATTTTAACGTTGTTTTTTGGAATAAAAACCCAAAAACTGCAAATAAGAGCGCATTTTCCAGAAAATCTCAAATAAGCCCTTATTCGCCGAAATAACCTCAAAATATCAGTCCTTACCGTACTAAAATGTGAATACATTAAAAATAAAAAATGAATAATTTGTAAACGTAAATTTTGCTTGTTTTCATAATAAATCAATCATCTTAGAAATTATTAAAAATCAGATGAAAGTTTTCTGTCAACAAGCAATTTTCGTTTACATAATATCTCAATGTAACGTTACAATAACGTTACCAGTAACGCAATGTAACGCAATAGAATAAGAATAAGAAATAGAATAAGAATATAATTAATATATATACGAGATATATATTAATCGTCAAATAAGCCTTATTTGACCCTGACATTCTTAATTCATTTCAGCCCGAATCGAGCCATTTTTATTAGCTACCTTGTATTTGACTTATATAACGATTTTACGTGTAATTTGATAAAATCCTCGAGTAATATATAAAAATTGATTTTAGATGCAAATACGGAGCTTACAAGGCGCATTTAGCAGAAAGGAGCAACGTGCATGAATAAATATGACAGGAACATCCCAGAACCAGGAACAATCGTAAGGCATTTCAAACGGGAAACAATCAGGAATCCGGGAATAAATGACTATCTGTATGAAATTGTTGGATTGGCTGAACATACGGAAAGTAAAGAAAACATGATGATTTACAGGGCGTTGTACGAAAGTGGGAAATTATACGCCAGACCGATTGATATGTTCATGAGTGAAGTTGATCACAATAAATATCCGAGCATTCAGCAAAAATACAGATTCGAAAACAATGAAAGGAGCAACGTGATATGACAAACGAGCAGAAAACAGTTCTCAGAAAGATTATTTATGCAGCTGAAACCGGCGGACAGGTTTATGGACAGCAGGATTATTCAGACTTCACAGAAGCTTACACCAATTCTTCTGAAGAACACGCAATTACAATCGGGGCAGGACAGTGGTACGCAACCGAAGCACAAACGCTTTTGAAACGGATTCATGATGCTGACCCGGAAGCGTGGAACCGGTTAGATAATATCGGATTATGGGAGCAGGTACAGAACGAAGATTGGAGTTGTTACAACATTTCTTCTAAAAGTCAGTTTGCCACGCTTATAGTACGGCTTATATCGTCCAAAACGGGTATTAAATGCCAAGATAGCCTTATGGATGAACAATTAGCCACCTACGCAGATGAAGCCCTTAAAAGGGGCGTTACGGATGCTAGAGGGCAAGCTATGTGTGTGAACTTCAGACACCAAGGCGGACTAGGAGCAGTAACCCGGATTTTGGCAAAGACTCAGAAACCATATACACTCGATAATCTCTATGTAGCCTGTCAGACCGATACAGGGAACCAGGTCGGGGCATATGAGAGCCGACAGAGATTTGTTTACGATGCATTAAAGACATATTTTCCAGAAAGTGAGGATAAGAACATGAACGCAATTGACAAATTGATCCAGATCGCAAAGAATGAAATTGGATATCTTGAAAAGGCAAGCAATAGCCAGCTTGATAGCAAGACGGCAAACGCTGGAGAAAATAATTATACAAAATACTGGCGAGATATTAAGCCGGATTATCAGGGACAGCCATGGTGCGCAGCGTTTGTTTCATGGTGTATGATGAAAGCATTTGGCTTAGACACAGCGAAGAAACTCTTAAAACATTGGCCATACGTTTATTGTCCGACAATGGCAAATTTGTTTACTCTGAACAGCAATCCGAAAGTTGGGGATATTGTCATTTTCTACAGAAATGGAGTGTTCGCGCACACTGGAATCGTAATAAAGGTGTCAGGAGATCGGTTCTGGACAGTCGAAGGGAATACTTCTGGTGGCTCTACAATTATTGCAAATGGTGGTGGAGTATGCCAGAAAAGCTACTACAACAGCAACCTCCCGGGAACAAAATTCTGCACTCCAAATTACAGTTTAGTTAAAAATGTAACGTCAGTTTCAGACCCGGATGTAGTCAAAAAGCAGAACACCAGAGCCTACATTGCGCAGATTAAAAAAGACACAAAATGTTATACAAAATCTAATAAAAAAAGCCCATCTAAACTGTTTCCAAAGCTGAAAAAAGGTGCAGTTGTGGAAGTTATGAAGTATGTGGAGACAGATAGTGCAGGGTTAAGATGGTACTTCATCCGCATCCCTTATCCGAATGATGAGGGATTTGTTTTTGAATTTATCCCAAAAGGAACATTCAAAAGAATCACAGAAATGGCCAAATGACGCTTGTAATATAACAGGTAAAATGATATAATAATTTTGTTCCATACATTCACCCTTTGTGAGCAGAAACCGCCAGTAAGCCCGGTTAATTCCCTCCGGACGCTGGCGGTTTTTATTTATCTCATTATGTAATTTTCATATTTTTCTTTGATTTCCCTTGCCCCATTTTTTCTTATCTGAACAACATCCCCGGAATCCATGACAAAATTATCACCTGCCGACTGAATGTGATCCATGTTCGCCAGATAGCTCTGATGGCAACGCAAAAATCGCTTATCAGACAGCTTTTCTTCCAGATCGTTCAGTTTGCAAGTGGTCACGAAACATCGGTTATCTGTCGCAAAAATATGACAGACCCTTGCCTGGCTTTCAATGTACTCGATTTCATCATATTTGAGCCGGTTAATCTGCCCGCGGAATTTGAACGTCAATGTTTCATCTTTCATCTGTGACAGAATCTCGTCAATAGCTCGGTATATTCTGCCGTATTCCTTGCCCTTGACCACATACTGCATAGCACCGACGTCAAATGCTTCTTGCAAATGAGAATCGTCGGCTGTCCAGAATATAATCTTTCCATCATATCCAACATCCCGGAGCTGGTTTGCAATTTCCAGACCGTTCTCCTTTTCCAGAACCATATCCAGTACAATTACATCGTACCATTTACCCTCTTTCACATCTTCAACAAGCGGATAGCCTGCCGAATATTCGCTAATTTCATACCGGTAATCTCCTTTGCGCCGCAAGAATCCCGATATGTGCTCTTTAAACAAGTCAACTTCAAGCTGATTATCGTCACATATGGCTATTCTCATATGCGCGCCCTCCTTTCGTAGTCTCAATTTTGCCAAAATACGCAATGATTTTGACAGTACACACATTTTTCTTCCTGTTCGTGGTATTATTGTCCCACAAACAAAGTGTAGCACTTAAAATTGTTAGTGTAAAGCATTAAAGTTTGACAAAATTCGCAAAATTGGTTTCTGTGTCCGGGTGGATGTGTGGATAAAGAAACTGCCTGTAAGAACGACAGGCAAAGAGAAAGAGGGGAATGAATGTCCCCTCTTTCCAATTTATACAAATGTAAAATATCCTAATGCTACAAATATTGCTAAGCCTGCGCCAATTAACATTCCAAAAAACGAGCAGAAATGTTTTACTGATGTATCATTTCTTAACAGATCAGTAAGCCCTGTAATTACAGAAGCCACTCCCATTAGAAAAATCAAAATTATTGGCATAGGAATAATTGCGCCTACGATAGCCATTACGAATGAAACAATCCCTAAAGTAGAATTTTTGCGTTTATCTTTTCCCATGTTTTTACCTACCATGTTGAACGTGCTGAAATCTCTACATTATCATGTTCTGGCAGATCATAATCAGAGATTTCAAAAGCTGTTGTTTCGCCACTTGTCACGTCAACATAGCCATAAAAACCGCCGACAATATCATCACCTTGTTTAAGAATAACAGTCACGCAAGCGGAAGTGCAGCTATCAGGGGCTTCACTTTCAATCTCACCGGTAATTGTGGTGTAACTGTATTCGTCTGTCATTTCGGATAAGTTTGACAATGAAAAAGCATCCGTTCCAGAGTCGCCAGAAACGGACTCTAAAAAGTCTGAGTCTTCATATGAAACAGAAAACTCGACAGACGCAGGGTCATATTGCCCAATGTAAATTTTATCTGCCGAAAATACAGTATCTCCCGGAACAATAGATGAAAATGTATCATCAGTGCTCTTTAATATTTTACCGTTAGCATCTTTTACAACGATATTTAAAGTTACATACCCATATTTTTTAGAACCAGAATTAGCAACCTTGGCTCCATATGAAACATATCGGTCGTTATCATAATCACTTGTCTGAATAGTCCAACCACTTTGTGTTACGGTAATATCTTGGCTCTTTTTCTTTTTACTCTCTTTTTTGTCTTTTTTCTGCTCTGTTTTTGGCACTTGCAATTCATCAGAACTGAGTGAAACGCTTCCACCTTTGGCGTACACAGGAACACTCAGAGCCATAACACCACATAAAACTAATGCAATAATCTTTTTCTTCATATCATGCCCTCCCTTGTTCTTAAATAAATCTCATATACTGCACTGCAATAAAAACTACTTCAATGATTCCGACAATAATTCCGAACCATGAGCCAATATGCCTATATTCCTCTTTCTTTGTGCCAATATCTACTAATCCTACAATTGCTCCTGCCAGAGCCAGAGGAAACGACAGGATAATTGGCAACGGAAGAATGAATGCCACACCTGCCAAAATACAGGAAATGACGCTCAGGGTTGAATCTTTCTTCTTTTCGCCTTTGCTCATACAATCCCCTCCCTTTGTTAAAATTTTACAATATTATACCACTTCATACAAACTGTGCATAGTAAAATATCAAAAAAGTAGATTATTTTTGCAGAAAAACTCCATGATTTTGCGCTTGCCAGAAAAACTACACAAATTCGTGCTATAATGCGTGATATATTTTTAGAAAAGAGCTGGTAGTAATGGAGAAGAACAGATACAGGATAGTCGTATTCATCCTGATATTTTACGAAATATTCTGTGCGGTGCATATACCGTCACATGATATAGCAGAACGTCACCGCAGAGATGCGCAGATCACAAAGGAAGTTGCAAAGCAAATCTACCCTGTCCAGATGCAGGAGTTGAGCAAGAACAAGGAAGTTTGCAATATCGCATGTTATATTCGCAAAAGCACAATTTTCTTTGAGATTGCGAAGTTTGCTTGCGAAATAACAAAAGTCCATGTGTATATTTGGCAGTTGCCAAGGGGGAATATCGGTGGTATAATGATGAAAACGAACTAATGTTCGGTTCTATTTCCCACAAGCCGGACATATACTGTGGTATAGGTGGTAGTTGTGACAGGGAGGGATATTTATGGATTATAAAGAGAAAATAATGGCTTTATTAGAAAAGGTTAAAACAGAAGAAACATTAAAACGGGTATATAAACTGTTAGAATATTTGTATTTAAAAGAAAAGTAAAAATAAAAGCCCCTGTGTTTACAGGGGCAAATTTGTTATTCTGTTTTTAAATCATCTGGAGAAGCCGAAAAATAATATTCGAACTTAGAACTATCATATTTTGATCCTATCATTTCATTGATTTTGTCCGCAATGGCAGTTCCCATTTCTTCTCCAAATTCCGAATCCTCTACTTTAGTTTTCTTATACTCCGTAAAGATGTTGCCCCACCAATATATATTTGGCTTTTGGACTATCCCTTAAAAATGCGCCCGCATTTTTTGCATTGATATTTAGTAGAAAAGAAACCCCTGCTAATTATCTGCACATTGGCGCTCCGACAAGTGATTGCCGGGCATTTTATTTTTTTGGTAATTTTGTCGATAGTTTTTCTTTTTCTCATTTAAGTCCTCCTTGGTAATTTTTTATATATTATAATACACAAAGGACTGATAGTATAGTTAAAACGCAAAAAAAGACTGGGATTTTTACCCCAGTCCTTTTTTATTAGTTGCTTTCTAATTCGGTCAAAATTTCTTCAAGCTGTTTCCAATGCTCTTCGCTAAGCTTTGCGAATTTAACAAGGATTTTTTTTGCAAATTCATTATCCCCGGTCATTACCGAATCTACGATAGCCTGCGCATCGCCATCGTCGTCCATAAACATGTTACCGTCGCCGCTCACAAGCCAGTCATAAGAAACCTTATAAGTAGTACAGATCAATTTTAGAAAATCGTCATCTGGAACTGTTCTTCCAAGTTCTATATTTTCAATTTTACCACGGCTTTTTAAACCAAGTTTTTTTGCAAAGTCTTCTCTTGAAAGTCCTAAGTATTTTCGCAGCTCTTTCAACCGCTCGCCCATTTACCCACCTCCTTTCTTTATTTTATGGTAACAGTATAACATTTTTAAAATACGTTGTCAACGTAAAAATATTTAAAAACACGTTGACAATGCGTTACAGATGTGATATTATACGTTCATAACGTAAGAGAGATGGAGGTGAACAAATGTCAGAAGAAAAGAGACAGCTTATCAGAGATGTAACAACACGAATCAATAAGCTTCCGGTAGATAAGCAACACTACATTTTGGGATACATGAATGGCGTTGCTGATACTGTTGAGAGTGATACTCAGAAAGAAGAAGCAACAATTAGAGATAGTAATTAGAGAGGAGACGATATTACGGAACAGTTAATACCTATTAATTACAGTAGTGAACAACCTACTGTATCAGCCAGAGAGCTGTATGCAGGGCTTGAAATTACAGACAGATTTTCGAGATGGTTTGAAAGAATGTCTGCATATGGTTTCACTGAGGGAAGCGATTTTACAAGCGTGAAAAGTTCCACACTTGTAAATAACGGAGCAGAAAGAGAAATTTCTGATTATCAAGTTTCTATAGACATGGCAAAACAGATTTGCATGATTCAGCGGTCAGAAAAAGGCAGACAATACCGACAGTATTTCATAGACCTCGAAAAAGCATGGAACACGCCAGAACAAATTTTTGCCAGAGCATTGAAGATGGCAGACCAGACCATTGCAAAGTTAAAAGACACAAATAAGTCTCTTGCGGAAAAAATCGAAGCCGATAGACCAAAAACAATCTTCGCGGATGCGGTATCTGCAAGTCATACATCAATTCTTATCGGCGACTTGGCGAAACTTATCTGCCAGAACGGGTACCAGATAGGACAGAAACGATTATTCCAGTGGATGAGAGATAATGGTTATCTGATGGTTTCCGGAAGTTCACGAAATATGCCGAAGCAGAAATACGTTGAGCAGGGATTATTCGAAATCAAAGAATCCAATGTCCAGAATCCAGATGGCTCGGTCAGAATCACACGTACGACAAAAGTTAGTGGGAAAGGGCAGTTGTATTTCGTGAATAAGTTTCTGGGACAGGAGGTTATAGGATGAATAAAAAAGAACTTGATGAATTTGAGAATATGGCATTAGAGGAGAAGAAAAATAAGATTATCAAAATGATTCGTAAGCTTCCGAATGAAGCCCCAATTCACAAGGCATTGTACGAATTTATAAAAGAGGTAACACGTACATGAGTCAGCCAAACGACTTCAAGCACTTCACCGGAAAGAAAGCCTCATTCAAAACGCAGAATCGGAAGAAAAAGGTGAAGGTGAAAAGGGTTCATAAGAATAAATATAAGAGAGGGGTGAAAAAGTGACAGAATTAAAAGTTATTAGAAATCTCGAGTCAGGAAAACTGATGCGCGGAGATAACGAACTCGGAAACGCAAAGTATTTCCTCAGGAAAGAAAACGGCGAAGAAGTGTATCTGGAAGATATAATCGCAAGCCTGGCGTTCAGCCTTGGAGAACAGGTGGAAGAAAATATTAAAAAGGGCATAGATGAACCATATCTTGCCTATGCCCTTGATGTTTTGTCTAATGCACGCAGATTAGGCATTTGAAACACTGGATGAACGTTTTATTTTTTCCCTAAATTTAAGAAAAAATGTTCATCGTGAGTTTCCAGAAGCTCAGAAAACTCTTTGCGAATTTGGAAATACTTTTGACAAATATGAGCGTCGTCAAAATAAGCATGTTCCAATTCACGACTTAATTTCAAAATAGCCAGATCATGAGCGATTTGTAACTTATCCATAAAAACACCTCCTTTCATAGGGAGAGTATACCACATAAGAATGGAGGCAATCAAAAATTAAAGACTTCATATATGAATTATTTTTCAAGAAAAGATATTCGGTAATTGACATAGTGAGCATTTGCGTTGGAGTTGTTATCGGAATCCATATTTTTGATAGGCTTGTTTAAAAAAAAGTTTTCAAAATAACTAGGAGGCGAAAAAGTGAAAAAACAGTTTTCTACATCCCAAAAGGATTTAGAGAATATCGGCATTCACATTACCGAAGAACAGTATTCAGACCTTTGCGACATTAACTTGTTTATGAAAGGAATGCCAGATATTCCAGTTTATAACATTGTGTTGGTATTAAAAACCCTTGGTTTAATTCCAACCAAAATGATAGAGCAAGAAGCCAATCAGGACAGCAACGCCGATATCGACAACGGTTTTCAGAACGAATTTAATAGAAAGTTCGGAAAGCTTGAAGAAAGGAGAACAATGCTGAAAAGAATCATCAAGCATTTATTTTCGCCACAAATTATCAGAATTCCAGACAAAACAAGAGTGGTGTGCTTTTCAAAAGGTGGGAATAAGTACTTAAAAGTATTTAATACCGAAAACGGTGCAAGCATTTGTTTCCGAGTGAAATCCATAGATTATGAAAACAGTGATTTAAAGAATGAATATCACCCAGAAACAATGTTTGCGGATATTGAAAGTAATCAAAGCGTTACGATTTTAAACCAATAGGTATAATCGTTGCATTTTGAACACTTAGGGATGGACTTACCAGATTTTACAGTTCTTTTAGAGTTGCAATTACAACAAGCGAAAACAGTAGTTTCGGATACTTTTTCACCAGAGCGGTAAAAACCATCCATATAAGGAAGCAATATCAAATTCTTATCTCCTTTCAAGTTACTCGGCATGTCGGTGCCTGTAAAGACATTATAAGGAGATACAAAATAAAACTCAATATCATAATCGGAGGGACATAAAAACGGTAAAAGCATTAATCCTGTCAGCTCTGATCGGCGGTATGTCACCATACTTGCCGTTCTGGAGATTTGACAGAGCATCACAGCCAGTTGCAGTGGCAATCGTAATATTCGCATTATCATTCGTGGTTATCTACCCGGATGAAATTAAAAGAATCGGAGGAAAAGAGAGATGATTAATACAAAAGCAGGAGAACTTACACTCAAAGGAAGTAAAACGGAATTAATAGCTGACTTAGCTGTTATCGTTCGGGGAATCAAAGAATCTATTATGGAAGACGATAAAGTAACAGAGGAATCTGTGAAGCAGGAGATTGACGAAGCAGTCAAAATCGGATTGATGAACGAAGAAGAGTTTGAGACTGTTCGAAAAGAAAAAATCAAGGAAATTGCAAAAACATTGTTTGGTGAATTGTTTGGAGGGCTTTTCGATGAAGATAAATGAATTTGATAAGACCGTAGATGAACTGTACCAGTTATGCAGACGGGTTCAGAAAGAAACTGGCAGAACGGTAGCGTTTCATTTCGCAAACTACAAGATCGGATGCAGCCTGCACATCAATATATATAAGAAAGAATCACTAAGAGAGTTTGATATGTATAGCATTGCAGAGGGCGGTTATCAGCAGGAAGAGAACGTAAAGAAAGTAACTGACCATTTAAACAAAATTTTGATGGATAACAAATGTCCGTATTGTAAGGAGGATTGTGATGGAGAAAGAAAATAAGATGGATTTCAGAGCAGAGACCGTAGCCGAGGAATACGCCGAATTAGTTGGCAGACTAAAGGCATTTAAAGCATACCTCAACTCTGGCGAGAGCATAATCATTGACAAGAAAATATGTATCGCCATGTTAGGTCTCGACTCAGATTAAAAGTTGGCTCCATGGGTACCGGAAATACCACACGGAGCCGCGTATCTAACTTAATTTGGCTAAGTTAAATACAGGACAAGTATAACACACCTTCCTGTATTTATCAAATAAATAATTAGGAGGGCATTTTTTATGTCAAAAACACACACATCCAACGAACAGAAACCACTTGCAAGCGAGATTATTTGTGATCTGGAAGCAGAAAACGCAAAACTCGAAGCAAGAAACAAGAAACTCAGTAACATTGTTTTAAAGCAGGCAGCAGTTCTTGTGGAGACATTATTGCTGTTGAATGAAGAAGGTGATTTAGGAAATGAAAATTCGTGATGAAAACCAGGTACTTTTATCTGGTGACATTCCGGCAGGGTTCGTGTTCTCACATGAAGAATACGGTGGAACCAAGATGTATGAGGGAAGAATGACAATATTCAGAAAGAACACATCTTACGACATTCTTCCGATTATTGTGCCGGAATACATGATTTCAAGACAAACAGAGCTAATTGCCAGCGTATATGGCGAAATGCGAAGTCGTACAGTCCGGGAAGATGGAAAGAAAAGCCTTACAGCGTATGTAAGAGCAACGAATATTCAGTATCTTGAAAGATTGGAAGAACACGATGCAAACGAAGTTTACCTGACCGGATATCTAATTAAAAAGCCAACAGTAAAGATGATTGGTGCGAACAATGACAGAAAGCTGGCAAGAATACTTCTGGCAGTAAACAGAAAAAAGAAAGCCGGATATACCAGATCAGATGCAATCAGTTGTTTATGTTGGGAAGAAAATGCAGATGCTGTAGAGAATCTAAAAAAAGGAGCGAAAATTAAGCTCTTCGGAAGATTCCAGAGCCGGGAACTCTGGTCTGACCAGAGCCAAGAATGGGTAACAGCATTAGAGGTATCGGCAAAGAGATTGGAGATTTTGTAATATGAAAAAAATCGAAGTAAGAGAGATTAGATTGACCGACTTTAAAGGTCAGTCGGAAAAGAAAATAGAGTTCGGGCACAGAACAGTAGTTTCCGGGAAGAACGGATGCGGAAAAACTACACTGGCAGATGCTTTCATGTGGGTGTTCTGTGACAAGGACTATAGTTTAAAGAGCAACCCGGATATTAGACCGGATGATGGCAGAGAATGTCTGCCAAGAGTCGGCATTGACCTTGTAATTGATGGAAAGCCGGTAAGCGTAGCGAAGTTCCAGAAACGCACAGAAAGCAAACCAAAGGACGGGAAGCCGGGCAAGGTTGCATTATCCAACAAATACGAAATCAACGGCGTTCCGAAAACCGAAAGAGATTTTAAAGCCGATTTGAAAGAACGAGGGTTTGACTTTGATAATTTCCTTATGTTATCCCACATGGAAATCTTCACAGACTTGAAAGATACAGATGCCAGAAAGATTCTGTTTTCCATGTCAGACGGTGCCGGGAAATCAGATTTAGAGATTGCCAAGACAGTTTCAGATTGTGACGAGTTAGTACCTCTTCTGGAAACCTACAAAGCAGACGAAATTAAGGCCATGAACAGTGCAACACTGAAAAAGGCAGAGGAACAGTTGAAAGCCATTCCAAACCAGATCATCGGTATGGAGCATTCAAAAGTTGACGTTGATGTTGCCGAACTGGAATTGCAGAAGAATGCCTTGCAGGAACAGATTTCTGACCTTGAAAAACAGATTGCACAGGTGGGAAACGAGCGTATTAAAAAGCTCAGAGAGGAGCTTTCAGGATTAGGCGTTCGGAAATATTCTTTCGAGTCAAAAGCATATGAAGAAGTCTCAACGAGAAAAACTGCAATTCAAATTAAAATCAATGAGTTGGAGTCAGAAAGAAATCTGAAAACAGCCGAATTAAACAGAAAAACTTCCGATTTGGAGAGCCTGAGAGCACAGAAAAAAGATCTTCTTGAAAAATTGCAGAACGCCAGAACGCAATATCCCAAAATCAAAGATACGGAATGGGACAACACAGCTCTGGAAAACATTGAATCTGAGACATTCAAGGATGCAGAGACCATTTGCCCGACTTGCGGTCAGAATCTTCCACCTGAGCAGATTGAACAGTTAAAGAGCAGATTCGAGCAGAAGAAGCAGGAAAGAATCAATCAGCAGTTAAAAGCCAAGGAAGAATGGGAACAGGACAAGAAGCGTAAACTTGATGAAGTTATTCAGACTGGCAACAAAGCGTCTGCCGGAATGAAAGAAGCACATAAGCAGGAAGAAACTCTCACATCTGAGATTTCCAAACTGGCAGGGGAATTAGAGCAGATTAAGACTTCTCTGGACGCAGAAAACAAGAATCTGGAAGCTATACCGAAAGAGCCAGATTTCTCAGAAAACGCCGAATATCAGCAGATTCTTACAACAATCAAAGAGAAAGAACAGGAGCTTAATTCTCTGGACGATGGCGAAGAAGCAAAGAAACAGCTTTCAGAGCAATTATCCGGCAAGAAACAGGAATTGGCAGCAGTTAATCAGAGAATCGGAGAAGCCAATAATAACATCCGAATCGACGAACAGATCGAGAAGCTTCAGAAAAGCCAGAAACGGTACGCACAAAAAAAGGCTGATGCAAAGATGATTCAGGACGAACTGAAATCACTGAGCATGGCGAAGAACACAGCCCTTGAAGATGCAGTAAACCAGTATTTTGACGGAGTTAAAGTGAAACTGTTTGATACACAGAAGAACGGCGAAGTCGTAGATGCTTGCATCTGGTACGTGCAGGACAAGGACGGTAACTGGAAAAAACTGATTGGGAATGCCAATACAGCCCTGATGATGAAAGGCAAAATTGCCATCATGGACGGTTTGCAGAAGTTTTACGGCGTGAGTTATCCGATATTCGTAGACTGTGCAGCAGAACTGGACAACAGCAGTCTGACAGGAATTAAGTCAGATGCGCAGTTGATATTTCTGAAAGTTGCTGAGGGTGATATGACAGTAACGGAAGTTTAATAATTATCAGAAAAGGAGGATTAAAATGGCAGAAACTTATGACATTTCAAAAGCAGCAAAAGCACAGGAAAAATATTGCACAGAAAAAGGTTATCCGCATTTTGCACCACATAGCGGGAAATGCTTCAGTTGTGGACAGAATATCTATTCTGAAAAAGGACGAACAAGAAGTGGAAAAGAATGGCACGGAATTTCTGTTGAGAGAGCATCAAAAGAATTAATTACAGGATGCCCGTTTTGCAATAGAACTTATTGTGATTAATAGAAAAGGAGAATTGTTATGGCAAACAAAACACAGTTAGCAACAGCAGGAGAACAGCAGGCGGCAGTTGTAATCAATAATTCGTTCATTGATGGACTGACCAAACAGCTTGAAGAAAAATGCAAATATGGTCTTTCTTTTCCAAAAGACTATAATCTCAGCAATGCACTTATGGGAGCATATCTGGTTTTGAAAGAAACAAAAGACAGAAATAATAAGCCAGTTCTGGAATCTTGCACAGCTACAAGTATTGCAAACAGCCTTATGAACATGGCAACGCTCGGACTTTCAGTTCAGAAAAAACAGGGCTATTTCATTAGTTATGGCAATCAGTGTCAGTTCCAGAGGTCTTACTTCGGAAACATTACAATCGCCAGAAGATATGGAATGAAAGATATTCACGCCGAGATCATCTACGATGGTGATAAATTCAAATACCACATCGAAGATGGAAACAAGGTTCTGGATTCTCACGAACAGGATTTTAGGAATATTGACAACGATAAGATTCTTGGGGCATATGCAGTGGTTCTGATGGAAGATGGAACAAAGCATCTGGAAGTAATGAACATAAAGCAGATCAAACAGTCTTGGTCACAGGGCTATGGTTACAAGGAAAACGGCAATGGAACACACCAGAAATTTACTGACCAGATGGCAAAGAAAACAGTTATCAATCGTGCATTAAAGCAGATTATCAATAGTCATGGTGATATTTTCATTCAGGAAGTCGAGGAAGCTACAGAAGAAATCCCAAAACAGGACATCATCGAACATGAAGTTGCTTATGAAATCGAGCAGAATGCCAATGCAGAAGAATTTATCCCAGATGAGCCAGTAGCAATCGAAGAACAGCCTAAGCAGCCAACGGTCGCAGAAGTCGTAAAGACCGCTGAGAAAGAACCGGTTCCGGCAGCAGGACAGGAATCAACCATCCCAGATTTTATGAAGCAGGAGGAAATGTAGAAGGGAAGCTACATTAATATGGTAGGAACATTAGCAGAAGCGTTCAAAAATATGGAGAATGGTCTATATGACTACACAGAGAATGGAAAATGTGTAGGGTGCGGTGCTTGCTGTTCCACCCTGCTCCCAGTTTCCGGTAAAGAGATAAAAGAAATCAGACGGTACATCAAAAAGAATCATATACAGGAACAGCAGCACAATTATCCAGTCAAGAATCTTGGGCTTGACCTGACCTGTCCGTTTTTGAATGACTCAAAAAGGAATAATAAATGTGAGATTTATCCGGTCAGACCAGAGATATGCAGAAGTTTCATGTGTAATGACCCACACGGGGCGAGACAGAATAAGAAGTTATTGCATAAGAAATACGAACCGGTTGACATGAGAGAATTATTCTTCGGAGATGATCGAACATGATGTACTTTGACTGCATCAATTTTGATCGGTGCGATTCTGGAAAGTTCGGTAAATATATGGCTTGTATCGGGCGGTGTGAAAACTGCCCGTACTATGAGCCGGTAAAAGACTATTTCGAGAAACGAGGTGAGAACTATGAGGATTATATCGCAGGATGGAAAAATCAATCTTCCGTATGAAATGACAGCGTTGCTTGTTTCGGACAACTACATACAGGCGGTATTTGCCGGAGGAATACAGCAAAGTCCGTATGTGATGGCAGTTTATGAAAGCCGAGAAAAGTGTCAGAAAGCAATGGAAATGTTAAATAGAGTGTATGCAGGAATGTTTTTAACACAAAACGTTGAAATGAGTGATGACGATTACGAGGAATGTATAAAAATGGCTGCAAGAGGTTTTGGAATCATCAAAACCATGGTTAACAGTCCAGATATAAAATTTGAACCGGCAAACATCGTGTTCAGGTTCCCGGGGGATGATGAAGTATGAAAGAGGTAGGAAGAAAGAAAATAAATTGGGATTCCATTGTGACTGTGGAATTATCGCTTAAAGAGCTTCAATTAATAAGGGACGCAATGGCGGCTACAGATTTAAAAGATATGAAAGAATTATGGCGCGGAACTCCTCCATATCAGCAGGACGATAAAAATATGATTGGAGAAACTGATTCTTTAATTTTAAATAGCTACAAATAAACAGAAAGTGAGGTGATTCAAAATGTTCATGCGAGTAATAAATACAGGTAGTCAGCCGGGAAACTGCTATGCGCTTAAATCTGAATCTGGTGAAATCTTACTTCTGGATTGTGGATGTAGGTACTCGGAAATTCTGAAAGGGATTTCTTACAGAATATCGGATATTTCGGGCTGCCTGCTGACCCATGGACACGGAGATCACCTGAAATCATTCCAGAATCTAATGCAGTCCGGTATTCAGATTTACACCAATGACGAGACAGTTGAGAGTGTAAACGCAATCTCTGGTGAGCTGATGATCGGCTTACCAGAAAAGAAATCGAAGGACATAGGTTCATTCCGGGTAACACCGTTCTATGTCCCACACGACCAAACACCAAACTTTGCGTACTTGATATCTCATGAAGAATGCGGACGACTGATATATGCGACAGACTTCTCATATTTGCCGTTCACATTCAAGAGCATGAGAATAAATCACTTCCTTATAGAATGCAATCATCTGGATGAATCGCCGGAGCAGGATTCGTTTAAGTATGAACACTCCGTCCGGGGGCACAGCAGTTTATCTACTGTAAAAGAGATTATTCGAGTGAACAAGACCGCTTCGCTCAGAACTATAACGCTATGCCACCTGTCAGAGGAATGGGGAAATCCGGAAGTGATGCAGAAAGAGATACAGGACGTTGCCGGGGATGATGTTCTGGTGCAGATTGCAAGACCAGGACTGGATGTTGATTTGAATTTATGCCCGTTTTGAAAGGAGAAAGAAATGAAAATTTGGACAGAAGAAGAACTTATTAACGACGGAAACAGATTAAGAAATGCTGAAATTACGATTGAAAAGGAGTGATGCCGGGTGGGTCATAGATTAGATTTGGGATGGTGGCAATGATTGAGTTATAAAATAGAAATGAAGGGAAAAAAGTTTGGGAAATTAACTGTTATTGAATATGCAGGGCAAAAATCAAGAAGACGTACAATGTGGAAGTGTATATGCGATTGCGGAAACATCGTTGTAGTTGACGGAACACATTTGAGAGATGGACATACAAAATCATGCGGGTGTTTAAGCATAGAACGCATATCAAAATTAAACTACAAAAATGGGCTTGCTAACACAAAACTTCAATATACATATAATAACATGAAAAATAGATGTTATCGTGTGAAGGGTCGAAATTATAACAATTATGGAGGAAGGGGAATAAAATTATGCGATGAATGGAATGGAAAAGATGGGTTTGAAAATTTTTGTAGATGGGCTTGTAAATCAGGCTATAAAGATGGATTGACGTTAGACCGAATGGATAATAATATGGGGTATTCTCCAAACAACTGTAGGTGGGTTGATAGATACACTCAAGGGAACAACAAAAGAAATAATAGATTTGTTAAAATCAACGGAGAAATCGGGACTGTAGCGAATATGGCAAGAAAATATAATGTAGGATATTGGAATTTAATAAGATACTCGAAAGGTGGAAAAAACGCAAAATATCCTGATCTTAAAATTAAGGTAGTGAGTAATGAAGAATTACAAGAATATCGCACGAATCAAATCAATAGACAAAAGCAATAAAAAAAGATTATTAAAAGTAAATCCAAACCTAGATGATGAAAATGGCATATATATATTATGGCGGACAGAAATTCACGGATACATCGGGCAAACGAAACAAGGAATATTGACAAGGCTTTCCCAACATATGTCTGGGTATAAGCAGCATATTGATCTTTCACTTAAAAAGCATGGACTATATTCAGCAGACAATAAGGGAGGGTATAAAATTGATTTCATTCATTGCCCGATATCTGAATTGGACAACAAAGAAAAAGAGTATATCCGAAAGGCTATTGATTCTGGTTGGATTGTCAAGAACAAAACTGGAGGTGGGCAAAACGAAGGAAAAGAAAAAATTGCTGAGTATAAACCGCCAAAGACATATATGCAAGGCATACAGCAGGGGAAGAAAACTCTTGCCAGAGAGCTGTCACATATCATAGACACGCACTTGCAAGTTTCGCTGAAACCAGAGAAGCAGGGTAACAAAGTATCAATCCGGGCTTTTGAAAAGTTTCAAAATTTGATTGATGAAAAAACATATGAAAAGGAATCATAAAAATGGATAATTTTAGACATCGGAAACATATGGAATGGAAGCAGAACCGCCGGGATATTTATTATTTTATTTTGAAATACTCAAAATCACATAAAGGCACACCGCCGACAAGAATTATATCTGATGAACTGGAAATTAGCATGACAGCCGTTCAAAGGCATCTAAGGCAGTTCGAGGACGATGGACTGATTGCATTTCACGGAACTGGTTCGCACAGGACATACGAACTGATAGGAGTAAAGAAACATGAAACTGTATGATGTATATGACGGAATGAAGTATATTGGAGAAATGACCATTGATCAGATTTCAGATCTGACAGGAAAAACAAGGAGGCAGGTATCAAGGGCAGTTTATTCGGCCTGTCTGCTCGATGAAAGATATGCGATTGTGTACGATGGGCGGGACACAATCTGCAAATCAAATAAAAACGATATGAGGATGCTGATGGAATTTGATTCTCTGGTAGGGGAAATAAGGAGGCTAACAAAGAGAGCATGAATAAAATGAGAGAGAGTATGAACGCGGCAGGGAAGATGGTCTTGACCTTGCCAGAAGAATTGTAAGAGAAGGTGGGCTAGAAGCGTTGGAAAAAGAATGCAGATTCAGGGGAGTAACAGGAATACATACTTCCCTGGCAAGAAAGGACTTGGACAAAGCATCTGAGAAGATCAAGCAGCTTGTATCTGAATGCTGCGTGATCATGGCGATAGCTATCCTTCATGATGAATTTGGATTCGGTCAGAAAAGATGCCAGAAGTTCATGACGGGCATGGACAAAGCTTCGGACTATATCGACCAGGGTTTGGCTGAATGGATTGATTATGTGCAGGCCATCAAGGAAAAACTGGGAATTGAATTAAACTTTTCAGGAGAAATAAAAAGACATGCAGAATAACGGACAGGTAGCATTTGATTAAATGAAAGTAGGACGAGAAATGAAAATTAAGTTAAAAGAAATCAACAGAGATGATTTAAAGGTAGGAGATACCGTTGGAATTGCCAGAACGGTGAATTGCGGGTGGTTATCGACGTTCCGACATAGAAAAATCATTCCGGTTAAGATTACAAGAATCACTCCAAAAAGAACCAAGATCGAAACAGATATATATGAAGAACATGGAAAAGGCGAAAAGTTTTACGAATACGATGAAAATGCCAGAAAAGAAAATGAACTTGCGGAGAAGTTTGTTCTGGTAAAGGATATGGAGTTTGAACTTAATCAGTTTGAAAACAAATATGGGATGAAATGGATGGACGATGAAGATATTCTTGAGATGGCTGATTACGTAGAAAAGATAATAAAAATTTTAGACAGATACAGAAAGGAATAACGAACGCCCGGTAAACCGAGGCTGTATCAAGATTAACATGGTGAATTGACACATAAATAAATACAGAAATCATGGAGGACTGCACAATAGCGTGCCAGTTGCTTACATGAGCGAAAGGAGAAGGAGAATGAAGCAGAAAACACCGGAACAGAAATTAGAGCTGTTAAGAGAAAATCTATTACATGAGCGTGCTATCTGGGAACACATCAACGAAAATGGCTGTAATGATCCGTTCTGGACAGATGGATGCAATATGAATCTAACCAGAAACCATATTCTTTCATACAGAAATGAGATTGCAAATTGTTGCGAGGAACATAATCTTCCACTTCCAGAAGAATATTTTCTAAAAGTACCGCCAGAAGTTGACGATAATTATATGGCAAACTTTAACCAGAAAGTCCGTGTAGATAGATTGAAACAGCAGGGTGATACATTAAGCCGGAAGAAAAAGAAGTTTGTTGATGATGGACAGATGGAGTTTTGTTGATTGACCATGTAGTTGCTTACATGGGGAAAGTGAGGATGGAAATGGGAAAATTAAAACCGTGTCCGTTTTGCGGAAAAGAGATAGATGCAGACAAAGATATGTATATCCCGGAAAGAGATTGGAAGCCATCTTTTTACGATCCTGACAGTGGAGGTTATCCGATAAGTATTCACTGTAAATGTGGGTTAGTTTTTTGCCCGGGCACATGGGACTATGAAGAATTCGTAGAACAGTGGAATCGAAGAACAAGTGATAAGGAGGACACAAAATGTTAATCAGAAGTCAGGATAAAGAAATGATAATAAACATGGCTGCAACCAATCATATTTATGTCAGAGAAGTATATCGACCAAGCGGAAGTTTGATTGATATAAGCTCTGATGAAATGAGATTAGGATATTATTCTACCAAAGAAAAAGCTATCAAGGTGCTGGATATGATTCAAGAAGCATATGCAGATTTTGAAGCATCAAAAATCATCAGTACAGGATTAACTGGTGCGACGTACACGGGAAGTTATGATACTCCTGAGAACGTAACTGCTGGAATTAAAGTGCTAAAAGATTATACGGAATTAATAAGAGAATCAGTGGTCTTTCAGATTCCAGAGGATAGTGAGGTGAAAGCATGAGCAATGAAATGACACTTGTTCAGAACGAAGATGGAACATTTAGTGCATATGATGATACTTATGACATTGTAATACATTGCGAGACAGAAGAGGAACAGAAGAAAGTTATCGAGCATTTAAGAGGGATAAAGCTTCAGGAGGACTAAATGGGAAGATGCAAATTAGAGTGTCCGGACGGCGAAACAGAGTGTTGCATCTGCTGTACTAAGCAGGATTCTTGCCAGTGCAAATGTGATGATATGGACAGTTATGAATATGCAGAGGAGTGTGAAGAATATGAGACTGATTGATTTATTGACAGCAATTGGCACAGATGTCGAGAGTAATGCGAAAATTCAGATATGTCATCCGGGAAGAGGCTGGAAAGATTACGATGAATTTAATGCCGGTTCAAAATTTCTGAAACCATTTTACGATTTAAAGGTTAAATCTTTATCTGCAATAGACACAGATTTGATTAGAGTTGACTTGGATTTTGATGAGAAAGGATGATGGGAATGCGTTTAATTGATGCAGACAAAATAATTGACTCTCTTGGAAATTCGGATATGGATTTTGCAATAGGTGCAGTTATTGACGAACAGCCGACAGCTTTTGATGTAGATAAGGTTATTAGTGAATTGAAAAGAGATAAATTCGTTGAATCAGAATGTATCTTATCTGACGTACATCAAGGATATAATGCTGGACTGAGCAGGGCGATAGAAATCGTGAAAGGCGGTGGAGCAGATGACAACTAAACCGATTTTATTCAACACCCAAATGGTTCGAGCAATTCTGGACGGAAGAAAAAGCTGTACCAGAAGAATTGTAAAACCGCAATGGGAAGAGTGCCCGAATTGCAAAGATGTTCACAACGAATACATATATGATAACCTGGCAGAGAACGTATACTGTGCAAGATGTGGCTATCCGTTGGTGCCGGAAAGAAGAACTCCATATCAGCCGGGCGATATCCTGTATGTCCGGGAAACATGGTGTGGATGGTACTTACCACTTGTAGGTATGCACTATTGCTACAGAGCAACAGAACCTGATGGAAATAAAAGGCCAACATCACCAGAATATGACTGTGATGTGGAGAAAATATCGTGGCACCCATCCATCCACATGCCGAAAGAAGCCGCACGTATCTGGCTTAAGGTTACGGATGTGAGGGTGGAGCGGTTGCAGGATATTTCCGGTGAAGATTTGATAAAAGAGGGAATCGATTTTTTTCAGTCAAATTATGTAAGAGTTGCTTTTAATGAATTTAAAAATATATGGAACAGCACAATCAAAAAATCCGATATTGACCGCTACGGTTGGGATGCATCACCGTGGGTCTGGGTAATAGAATTTGAGCGGTGTGAGAAAACGCAGGAGGAACACAAATGAGTAACGCAAGCGTAAGATTCGGAACAAAAGCGTATATATGCGCAAGGTACTTCCTCAAACCGGGAAAGTGCTTCAAGTACATCGACCAGTGTGGGGAAGATTCCACAGAACACATCTATGAGGTAATGGCGTTATATCCTTATTGCGCATTGTTAAGAGATACAAGAAACGGAGTCAGAACTTGCCCGGGATATAACACTTTGAGCCTGATGTTGAGAGGAAGTGAAGAAAATGAGTAAATCAGTGTTAGTGATAGATACACCGGAGCATGGTTGCATTTCCTGCTTAATTGGGCGAAATCGCAGTAATATTCTGGAAACCTGTATTTATTGCCCGATTGCGGGAAAATGTGTACTTGATAAAGAAGCAGAAACGATTCCTGACTGGTGTCCATTGAAGCCATTGCCGGAGGAGAAAGAAGAGGAATATTGGAGAAGTAGATTTAGTCTTGCATGGATTCGAGGTTGGAACACTTGTATTAGCAAAATTACAGGAGGCGAAGCAGATGGAGAGATTAACACTTGACGATATGATAAAGGCACTTAAATGCGTTGCCGGCCAGGATACTGTAGGCGATTGCTATGCAGACCACGAAAACTTCATGCATATGCATGATAAGCATAAACGCATTGTCTGTGGAACTGGTGAGGATTTAAGAGATTATATCAGTGGGAATGAAGCGGTTGGCTGCCCGTATCATCAAAATACTTATGGATGTTGCTTCGAAGACGGGGAGCTGTATTGGCTGAAAGATGTCGCGGAGCTGTTAGAAGAACTGAAATCTTATAAAGAAGCAGAAGAGCAGGGCTTGTTTGTGAGATTACCGTGTAAGGTTGGAGATACGGTTTGGGTGGTAACATCGCCAATTAATGTGTTTGGTTATGATGAATATGATGGAGATGCGGAATATGAAGTATATGAATCTTTTTTATCAAGCGTATCTTATTATGCGTCTGGAGAACAATTCAGAATTTACGCAAAAGTAACGAATAGTTTTATTGTGGCATACTTTAGAGAATGTGATTTTGGAGAATCTATATTCCTCACCCGCGAAGAAGCCGATAAGAAGTTGGAGGAGATGAAGAATGGCTTATAAGTATTTAGATAACGCTGCCAAATCCATTGAATATCAGCTGAACAGTGCATACAGCCATGGATATTCTGATGGGAAAGAGGATGCGAGAATAGAATATTCGAAGCACGGGAAAATTGTAAAAATGAAAGTACTGAGCGATAATGCCTTCAACTCTATGCCAGACTACTATAAGTCGTGGCCTGTAAAAGCATGGTGTAGCTGTGGAAAACCACTTAATCGACTGGATTATACATTTTGTCCGTATTGTGGAGGACTAATTGTGAGAGGAGATGAAGAAGAATGATTGAAGTGATAAAAGAAATTTTTATGGCAGTGGGAATGTGTGTAGTTGCTGTTATTATTTACGGATTATTCTGCACAATAATCAACAAATTCAACAGATGGCGAAAGAATGGTTGCAAAATCAAGTGTCTCTGCAAACCGCACATTTACGAAATTCAATGGCATTGGTGTAGAGATGGGGAAACCGAATTGGTATGTAAGAAATGTGGCAAAAAGAAAACATTGTTTATTGACTACGATTTCCACAAGAAAAATAATCATCAGGAGGATTAACATGAAACCAGAAGAAGCAATTGAAAACTTACGGGAACGCATTGACTTAGCTAAAAAGGTTTGGACAAATGTTCCAGGAATTGTTGAATATCGTAAAGCATTAGAATTAGCAGTTAAAGCGTTAAAAAAGCAGATGCGCAGAAAAGTGAGATACGAGGTTGTAGGATACGACGAATGCTACGATGTTAATTTATATGCTTGCATCTGTCCGTCATGTGGACTGCATATTATTGGTTTTTCGGATGACGATGTAGATTCTAAATGCAACAGCGATAACTCTGAAGATATGTTTCATTCCAGTATGGTACATCATGCATATATTGGCATGAATAATTATTGTAACAGGTGTGGACAGAAATTAGATTGGGGTGAGGAAAATGGCAGATAAAACATGCAAAACTTGTATTGAAAACGACAACGGGCTGTGTGACCGCAAAGGCATCCTGATAGAGGAAGATGATACCTGTGAAAAGCACACAGAAAACTGGAAGGACTCTTTAATGGAGAAATTCATCCGAAAATCAATGCGGTAAGGGCGGAAATGTCCTTACCAGACGGGAAGGTGGCTAAATGACAAAGGTGAGTTGGATTCGATTAGAAATAGATATGTTCGACAACAAGAAAATCCGGCATATCAGAAAACTTCCAGAGGGGAACAATATCGTATTGATCTGGATGATGTTATTGACGATGGCGGGGCGCTGCAATTCAAACGGGATTATCTTTCTAACGGAGAATATTCCATATACAAACAAGATGCTAGCTGACGAGCTGGACTTTGACGAGAGTGTAATCGAGCTTGCACTCACAATTCTTGAAAAGTTCGGCATGATAACCAGAGACGGAACATTGCTTTCAATTCCCGGATGGGAAGAACATCAGAACATTGATGGGCTTGAAAAAATCAGAGAGCAGACAAGAAAACGAGTTGCCGAGCATAGAAAACGTCAGAAAGAATTGTCGGAAGAAGAGATTCCAGAACAAATTTCTTGTGAAAAAGATTTAGTCAAGCCCGGTGATGTGCAGAAAGTAGTTGATGAATGGAATAAGCTTCAGCAGTTCGGCATTCAGCCAATTGCAAGAATGACAGCAAGAAGAACACAGATGTTGAAAGCAAGAATCCGTGAATACGGCATGGACAAGGTAATGGAAGCATTAAACAATGTACAAAACAGTGACTTCCTTATGGGAAAGAAAACTGATTTTGCAATAAACTTTGAATGGTTTGTGAAACCAAACAACTTCTTAAAAATACTCGAAAATAAATACCATAACAGGGAGGATATGCGAAATGGAACTGGCGCAGCTCAAAGAAATGTCGAACCAATCATCCCGCTTGGAGAATGGAACGGAGAAGAATCAGACACCCCGTTCGCTTGAATGCCCTGAATGCGGGGACAGCGGGTGGAGATGGGTAAGAGACGCAAGTGGTATTCCTTATTGTGAGGAATGCCCTTGTGGAATCAGAAAAAGAATAATCCTTGAAAATCAATTGAAATTTGCAGAGCTTCCAAACGTGTTTAAAGGCTCAGATTTCAATGATTTGAAGTCAAGTGTATATTTGAACGCTGAGAGTCGAAAAGTATTTTCTCAGGCGGCTCAGGCGGTAAATTACTGGTTTAAAAATCTTCCTGATATGCAGAAGAAAGGAATAGGACTATATCTTTTCTCAAACGCAAAAGGTTCCGGCAAAACCAAAACAGTATGCAGCTTGGCGAATGAAATTATGAAGAAATACCAGAAACCGGTCAAGTTTACCACGTCCCTCAGGATTCTTGATGAGATCAAGAATACGTGGGGAGACAAAGGGAATACGGAGGGAAAGTTGATAGAGGATTTGTCCAGAACAGAAATCCTTATCATTGACGACTTCGGCGCTGATTCTGGAAAAGAATGGATTAACGAAAGATTCTATAGCATTATTAACGGGCGGTATGTTGACAGGAAAATCACTATATTCACGAGTAACTGTCAGATATCAGAATTGAAATACGATGAGAGAATCACAAACAGGATTCTGGAGCGGTCACTTGAAATCCCGTTTCCGGAAGAATCTGTCCGGGTGCATATGGCACAGCACATCAGAGCGGAAATGATACAGGGGATGCATAGATGAGAACAATAAGCGAAATGTACAGACGTTCCGGAGGAACTGCGTATCAGCATAAGTGCTCTGAATGTAGATTCTATAGGGATGGAAAGAAGGAGAAATGTCTGATGTACGGCAGTGACCGGGACTGGCATGGAAATTTCATTGCCTGTAAATTCTTCAATCTCGAAGATGATATGCCGGAAGGACAGATGAATATTTTCGATTATGTGTGAAAGAAAGGAGGAACGAGGAACCGCTGGCCAGCGAAAGGATATCCCGGTTCCTCCTTATTTTTATGAATAATGACGACTTGAAATATGCAATTGAGAATGGTATTATCAATTTGTCTCACATACAAGAACAAATTGAAATGAATAAAAGGGAAGAAATTTTAAAAGAATACAGGGGCAGCATGTGGAAAGCATCTGACGGATATTGGAAAATCCGCATGACTTATGACGAAACCGGACAGAAAAAAGTATTCAAACGCAGGTCTAAACAGGATTTAGAAGATTTGATTGTTAAAACCCATAGGGAAAAGGTTGAAAATCCAAAGATTAAGAGCATATTTGAAGACTGGGCGCAGCGTAAGTTTGATTTGAAAAAAATATCTGTGCAAACCTACCAGAGATACCATCAGGATTTCAACCGGTTTTTCGGAATACTTGGCGAGAAAAAAATTAGAAGTATTGAACCAGAAGATGTTAGTAACTTCCTGGAAGAACAGATCAGTGAACACAATCTGACTGCTAAAGCCTTTTGTAACCTCAAAACAATTACCAGAGGTACCCTAAAATGGGCGAAGCGCAACAAACTAATTGACTGGAATGTGCAGGAATTATTCTATGACTTGGATGTCACAGATAAATCTTTCAAAAAAATCATCAAAGAAGACTCTAAGGAAGTTTTTAATGATGCGGAAATGAAAAGAATCGTAGAATACCTAAAAGAAAACCAGAACATGGTAAATTTAGGAATATTGCTTATGTTTGTAACCGGTCTGAGAGTTGGGGAATTAAGTGCTTTAAAGTGGGAAGATTGGGATTCGAACACCGGAATAATCAGAATCCGAAGAACGGAAGTAAGACACTTTGAGAATCATAAAGGAATTTTTGAAGTCAAAGACTTTCCAAAGACAGAAGCTGGAATAAGAAACGTAGTGGTTCCTCAGGGATGTATATGGATATTGCAGAAGCTCAGAAACATGTCGGCGTTCTGCGAATATATATTTTTCAAAGATGGGAAACGATTGAACACTTATTCGTTTAGGAACCGGCTCCGGACAGTATGCAAGAACACTGGCTGCGTTCAAAAATCACCGCACAAAATACGAAAGACCTATTGTACAATCCTCTTAGACCACAGCGTAGACAACCAGATGGTAATATCGCAAATGGGTCACTCTAACATCTCATGCTCGGAAACTTATTATCATCGAGACCGAAAGAATCTTCAAAAAAAGCAAAAAATCATGGACAGCATAGATGAATTTATGGTAGTATCGAGATAGTTTTTGGTCATTTTTCAAAGAGGGAACAGCTAGGGAACAAAAAGGAACACCCTGGAAGAGTTAGAAATGTTGATTTTATGGGAAAGATAGCAGTTTAAAGATACGTTCGATTCCCGTACTGGCTGCTAACGAAAACCTTGTAAAATCAAGGTTTTTTGTGCTTTTTAGGGGTATGTAAAATAGCCGAGGGAACAGGCTAGGGAACAGAACAAATATTCGAATTAAAACCATAGGAGGAAAGCTTGTGTGTGAGACACAGGTAAAACCATCGTAGACGGCAGAAATGCGGTCTTTTTTTGTTGCCAAAATTATGTTAATATGGTTGTATGGAGGTGATGTTGTGATACATACCGCATATGATGTAATGAAAGAATATCTGATAACCGGAGCAGAGTTGGATGGCCCGTACCAAATACCAGTTATTCCACCGATACAGCTGGCGCCGAAGAAAAGTATAGATTTTGTTTCTTCAAAATCCAGATCATTGAAAGGGTATAAGGACTTGACCGTGAATTTCTATATTGACGACAAGGGTTTCTTACAGGTATGGAATCAGCCGGACCAGTACGTAGAACATCTGAAATGTTTTCATTCAGTTTGCAGCCCAGATTTCACAATTGCTTCGGGAATGCCTACGGCACTAAATATATACAACCTATACAGGAATCATGCTCTAGGCTTCTATTTTGCGATTTTAGGCGTTAATATAATACCGTCAGTAAATGTTATCAGCCCAAAAGAAATGCCTTGGATTTTCGATGGTACGCCGCGCAGAAGCACTGTATCATGTTGCACTAATGGGAGAGTGCGGTCTAAGTCTGCCAGAATGGAATTTTGTGAGAATTTTAAGGAAATGTTAGACGCAATAGAGCCTACAAAGGTTGTGATCGTTGGCATCGTACCGGACGAACTCAATGTGGATGTGCCAATAATAAGCCTCAATTCACGTAGCCAGAACATGAAGGAGATGTTCGGAAAGGAAGGACCATGGGAACAATCAGTAGCGGATCAGCAAAACGAAGAAACAAAGAAACCGGTCGGCAGAAGAAACGCCGAAGCAGACTTTTCAGTATTGTGGGACGAAGAAACATGACTAGAAAAGACGAATTGAATGTGATGAAGTGAAAATTTTACATCACGCCAATCTACGTTACAGAGAAATATATACATAATGCACAAACATAAAAAAGTCGCAGGTCTGAATTAGTTTCAGATTTCTGCGATTTTTTTCAGATTTTCCCAGTTCAAGCTGGACCGGTTTTGGTGCTGTTTCGGGCTTGTCGTACTTTTCCTTGGTGCCCTTATCCCGTCCCGGGAGCCTCGCCGCCCTGCATGATCTGACAAACCGGAGTCAACAACACAGCCCGCCGGGGATAAGCCCGGAAGCAGACCGGGAGTAGCTGCGGAAGCACAGAACCAACACCAGACGCAGCCAGAGCTAAAAACCAATTCAAACATGACGTTGTAAAATGCGTTTAAAAGCGTTTTTATTCAACCGTGGTAAAATATACAGGAAACGCATAAAAACAGGATTAAAAAGCCAAATACGGTGCTACAGAAATATTTAAGACACAACCGCCCAAACAAAACGCCTAAAAGCGTACAGAAATAAGACTGCCGGAGCGATCACAGACAAAGCCCGCATAGCTTCGCGCAGGCCGGAAACATAAAGGCCCGACTGGGCGAAGTGTCCGCGCAACTGTACAGAGTAATAATAACCCCGTTATGTTCTGACGTCAATCCCTGTTATTAACTCGATATTTAAGATTTAAGGCGGTTTTATATACTTATGATAAAATATACCAGAATCGCGCTAAAAGCCGTTAAAATGCCAAATAGAATCCAATACAACTATATATAATTGTCAATGTGCATCAAGCCGGGACGTAAGCCCCGGAGAAGCCCCAACACAGGTCACGAACCACCGCCGCCCGGAGCGGATGCAGGACACCAGAAAAAGAGCAGTGTTTTACTGCTCTAAATAGTTTATATTTACAATCTGGGGCAAATCCCGGAAGAACTTAGAAAAACCGCCGCCAGTAACATTGTACTGGCGGTCAGATGTCGGAATCATGCGACCATCTTTTATCTCCATGCAGGAAAGTTGTAAACATCCCGGTTTTTTAGTAGATTTATGCAGTGCGTACCGCATAATAGACACCACTCCAGACTGACAGCGCACCGGCGGTAAGTCGTACCAGATCAGCGGGACAGCACCGGAAGAAACAGCTTCAAATATTTGCCTGGCTTCCTTTTCTGCAATTTCTTTTATTCTGTTTACTTCAGAAAAATCACCGCTTTTTATAGCGGTGATAGCTTGTTTTTGCGTGGCTTTTCTGATTGTGATCATCTTTTCATTCCTCCTCAAAAATCAAAATCAATGTTGTTAAATGATGAACGTTTGACCAGTCAGCTTGCAAATGATCAAAAAGTACTTCAGCGGTAAATTTATCGTTGCCAAGACACTTAAAAAACCATTTCTGATCACTTTTTACTTCGTATACATTCCACATATATTTCTCTTCTTCCCTTTACCCATGGGAGCCGGGTTATTAAAGGCGTTGCCGGGAATCGAACCCGGTGGGAACCGTTACGCCTGAAATTATAAAACTAACGCTTTTATTGCCTTTAAATCTTCCGAAAAGCTCATATTCTCCAGCCACCGCCCGGAATTGTTTATTTAATTCAGACAATCATTTATTTTCTTTTCCAGGAACGGAAACGAAGCAACTGCAAAGCCTAGCAAGTAGTCTTTTACGGTATGAATAACTTTTTTCGGTGGATTCGCTGCCACTGGGAATAGGTATATTTTTTTGCGGTTCATACCTCCATTTCTTTGTGTGCTTCGTCAAAATCTTCTTCGAGATCGTCCAGCACTTCAGAAATTGCGGAGCCTAATAAGTAACATCTAATAGAAACGTCAATAGATTCGAAATTATCATTCATCCACCAGTCACACACTTGTTTTTTACAATCAAATTCGCTAACCATTTCGTTAACAAGTTCTTTGTTACTGTTTACGTAATTTTCAGCTGCGGCACGATTAAAGGTATAACTTCCGCTTGCATTACCTGTCACGCTGTCTTCTGTCCAAAGTTCATCATTCAATTTTTCTTCCAGTTCTTCCAGGCTGTCAAAATCTGTGAAATTAATTTCACAATCAATATAATTTTTAACATCTTCTTTTACTGCTTCCATGTAATTGTATTTTGTCATTGTTTTTACCTTGCGCCCTGTTACAATAAGAACGCCCTTTCTTTTTTATTTTTTGGGTGCCGGTTGTCTGTCTTGGTAGGATGCAACCGGCTTTTTTATTTCCTTTGATGGTTATATAATACACTAAAATTTAATGTATGTCTATTGACATTATACACTAAATTATAGAGCATATAAAAATAGTGTTTTGTGCATATTGTACATTGTGTTTTAGTGTATAAAAATGATATAATAATTCATATAATAAGGAGGTAAGAAAATGATTAAATATAAGCGAAATATAATTGATATGATGACAAAAAAAGGAGTTACTACTTATATAATAAGAAAAAACAAGATATTTACAGAAAGCCAGTTGCAACAGCTCCGAAGTGATCGCCTTGTAACACAAGAAACGCTTGACAAATTATGTACTATATTAGAATGTCAGCCGGGTTACTTGTTGGAATATTTGCCCGATGAAAATACAAAAGATTTTGAAGAAAAGGTATTGACATACATTAAAAATTAATGTATATTAAAGACAGTTAAAGAAAACCATTTCAAAAGCCCATTCGGGCGGGGTGGTCGCCCTAGTAACTGGAAACCTTGCATGGAAAAATATGGAGGAATAAAAATGAAAATACAGGGAATCGGAACAGTAAGAAAAGAAGTAGCAATGCAGTTTTTAACAGAGGACGGAAAGAAAGCCGTGAAAAGTGGTGATCTCACCACGCAGGAGCTTGGAGAAATGTATAAGCTCCATGAAATCAAAAAGCTTTCCAGAATTGGAAAGTGTAGCGATTTATTTGCAAATTGCTATAAATGGATTCCGGAAAACTTACAAGAAAAGCTTTCACCAGAAGAACTAGCACAGCTCACAGATGCATTTTATGAATGCTATGGAGCCGGAAAAAATGCATAAAAATAGAGCTTAACCAAAAGCTCTATTTAAAAAAATGTAAATAAAATTATTTCAATCCGTAGCTAAAAGGGAATTGCTATTTAGCCCGCCTGCAAAGCATCCATCACAGGTGACAAAATAAGTATATCTCTTAATTGCGGAAAAGTCAAGAATAAACCGCACAGCCCCGGACAGGGGTGGACAGGAGGGAAAAATGAAATTAAACACATTGTCATACATCCTCGGAACAGAGGACACAATTGAAACTGGCAAAGAATATTATTTCGGTCAGCTCTGGGACGGAAACGGAGACGGGGAAGAACTGTTGGAGTCTGGAGCAATCGCCGTGTACCAGGACGGGGAGGAATATATTGTTGACTTCGAGATTCTGGAATCTGCGGAGGATATTTTACAGACTCGGGTTAAGGTTACCGGGATTAACTAGGAGGAGAAAAGAATGAAGAAAACAATTGATTTATTAAACGAAGTTACAGAAATGGGATTTGACAGAGAACAGGCACTTGCAGACATCGACGCAAGCCTCGACTCAGAACTTGAAGAAAGAAAGCCACTGATGGAGGAAGAAATACCCGAAAGTCTGTATGGCGATATCCTTGAAGGCTTTCGAGCAGACAAGGAAATGAATGCATGAAAGCAATAATGATACAAGGACATATGGACACCGCCCGGTTTTCAATGCCGGGATGGAATGGCAAGCGGGGCGAAACATACCCGCTTCCGCCTTTTTCTACAATTGCTGGGATGGTTCATTTCCTTTGTCGGTGGGATAGCTGGCATGATATGAAAATATCTGTAGCCGGAAACGGAGTCATGAACAAGCCGGAAATTTGTATGAGGTGGCGCGGCGGAGCTGTCGCAGGATCAGAAACGGAGGAATTTAAGCAGCGTTTTCCAGTCAGGGTAAAATCTGGGGATTCGTTTGTGGGCTGGGTCAATACGCCAATTTACGAAAATATGGTGTCTGATCTGGACCTGAGATTGCACATTATGCCAGAAAATCAGAAAGAAGTTGATGTGATCTGTAGAAAGATTCTGAACCCGCGGACATTCCCAAGTCTGGGACGACATGAGGACTTGATAAGAATTGACGACGTGCAGGTTGTTGATGTTTTGCCAGCACAGGAAATGACGCTTGATATGTGCGCCTATGCGCCGGCTACGGCAAAAACGCCCGGAACTGTTTACACAGTTCATAAAAATTACACGATTAGCAAGGGAAAACGAATATTTAATGATGTTCGAGTAAAATATTTAGATAGAGGAATGAAAGTAATTACAGATTGTGATAATTTAAACAATCCTTGTTTTTTTATCTGATCTATAGTATTATTTAGACAACAATTACTGACGTAATTGAATGTAAATTTGAAATAGTACTGAATAAGTGCAAACTTTAATAGTTTCATAGTGGAAAGACGCAAAATAAGCCCCTGAGAGATAATCCCGGGGGCTTTTGCTGTCTTATTCTGGCGGCGTAACGACGGCACGGCACTCAGCCGGTAAACAGCCCCACCGCCGAAGCTGTTATAATACATTTATCACAAAACCGCCGAAGTTGTCAAGCAAAATTTTTTTATTTTGGGGCTTGATTTTTAAAACTGATGTAGATAAAATAAAAATAACGACAGGCGAAGGAACTCAGGACGGGAGCTACAAGCCAGAGCGTGAAAAGAATATTGATTAATCAGCCAGATCAAGCCGGATAAAATGCCGGAAGGTCTGGCTTTTTGTGTTTAATAGCCAGAAAATGACAGTATTACATGACGTATAATTATATAATAACTGGTTTTATAACCCCGTCCTAGATTCTAGAGACCTAGAGTTTATTAATGTACATGCTATACAGTACTGTATAGATAGACAGTTAATTAAGATAAATGTAACGGTAAAATAAAATTAATAGACTATTGACAAGTGATATAAAAATGTGCTAAAACAGAATTAACAACTGAATAAGCCGAAAGGCAATAGACTATTTAAGACGATGAAAACCGCAGCAGACGGAAAGAAAAGGGATTCAGAAAGATTCCGAGATGTATCTGCATAGCGTGTTTTTGCCGTCTTTTTTTATTTGAATTTTTTGGAGGTGATACAGTGAAAAAGAGTAATACAACAGTAACAGAACAGGGAATAGAAGTATATGAGAATGATATATACAGGCTTGTGGATGAATATATAAACACTGTGTTACAAGTATCTCCAGAAGAATTTGACACACAGAAAGAATATAAAGCTGTTGTTGCTGATAGTTTTGTAGATATGATCTTTTATATTGCTGATAGAATACCGAAACCAAGTAACGATGATATCGAGTTATTAGATAATATATTTAATATATTTGTCAGAATATGTAGCAAATATAATGTGTTACCGACATTAGAAGTATTTAGCTTTTTAGTTAATATTAATCGGTCAACATTTAGTGATTGGATGCGTGGGGACTATAGAACAAGCTCATCGCATGGCACCACGGTTAAAAAATGGTTCGATATCTGCAAGAATTGTACAGTCAATAGACTGAACAACCAGCCCGGCACAAATGCCAACTTGATTTTTGTTGCAAAAGCTGCTTACGGCATGGCAGAGACAGCACCAGTCCAGATAGATCAGCGACAGGACAAGCCACGTGAGAGCCTGGAGCAGATCAAAGAAGAGTTTGGCGGGTTGCTGACAGGAAAGTGAGGCAAGATAGGACGTATCAAGAGCCTGGAAATGTACATAACCCACGGACAAACGGCACGAAAACAAGGCAAATTAGTAGGAACTGTGTAATATATACAAATACAATTCTTTAAATTGTGCAATATGTACATTAATCTATATAAAAAACTGTTGTTTTTCTTATAGATGTAATATTCCGACAATTATCCGGTCATTTTGCTTCCTTGATTACTGCCGCAGGCGTTCAAATCATCAGCGTTAAGACCGGAGCAGCGGGAACCCATGGGGCGGCGGGCTGTCCGGTTAGCGTCCGGCATGGATACCGGGAGGGGGTCTATATAAGCACCAACACACGCCGAGTGAGTCCTCCGAGCAAAGTCACCTCACTATTTTGTCCCACATTAATAAGGAGGAGCAACATGCCACATGGCAGACCTACGACTGACCCAAAGGGAGAGTCAATAAGAATCAGAATTAACGATGATATGAGAAAACGCCTTGAAAAGAAATCCTTTCAGACTGGCCAAAGTATTTCTCAGATCATACGCAATTTAATAACTGAAAACCTGAGTTAAAAATTTTCCAAAAAATAAAAAAAGAGTTCCCCACGGCAGAGATAGTGATTGCAACACGACAAGCGGTAAGCCTTAACCGTTTATAAATAAGGCGATATCAGAAAGGCAGGTACAAGATGGAAAAAATAGTAAACAACGATGGATATCTTCGGTCAGGGCTGATGGATATTGCTAGACAGTTGCTGAATATCTGTAGCGAAACTGGTGTTTCCAATATTCAGATAGCTACATCACCTTGGAAAGAAGGCGAAGGTATTACGCTTCTTGTAAAAACTGGAGACAAACCGATTCTTTCAGTAAAGATGGATACTGCCTATGAAAAAGAATAACTCTCAGGGCGAATCAATCAGAATCCGACTCACATATCAGTTAGAGCAAAAGCTCATTTCTGAGAAGAACAGAACCGGCAAGAGTGTATCACAGATCACCCGTGAAGCTTTGGAACAATATTTCCGAAAGAGATAGGCAAAACGCAGACTCAATTTTTCTCAAAAAAATAAAAAAGAGGTTTTTATATGTCAGAAGAATACAGCGAACGCTTTGATGAACTTCGTAAGAATCGAGTCGAGGTTAGTTATCATAAATACGGCCCTGCCAGGAAGAATTATAAAACCGGGAACGTGCAGGCGCTCCCGTCCATGGAACGATGTATTGAGAAATATAATTCCACCGGAAACACGGAATATCTTGTGGATGCGGCAAATTACCTTATGTTCGAGTTCATGTACCCACAACATCCTAAAGCACACTTTAAAGCTACAGACAGCAAGGATAGCGCCGGGATAGTCGGGATTAGTGTGAAAGAAATGGAGGACTTGAAGAATGAGCGATTTTAGCGTACCAAAAGTAAAAATCATAAATCCAGTAGGCTCAGGCTGGAGGGGAACGCAATGTTTTATTAACGGAATAGAAATCAATCGTGTAAGATCAGCAGACTTTCATGTCGCAGTTGATGAACTTCCAACATCTGTTTTTGAATTAGTGGCTTTGCCGGATATTGAAATGGAATCTGAAGTAAAATTCTCATACACACCGCAGTCCGTAGAGGATGCGGTAAGAATCCTGAGACATGAACTTCTGACACACGGAGAAGTTTACAATGGCTTCAAAGCAAGCCTTAAAACAGCAATTGAGAAGTATTGTACCTGTGGTTTACCATTCGAGCCAGAAGAAGAAACTGCCGGTAAGATTCTCGATTTCATGATCGGAGAGGAACAAAGAGAATGATTTTAGCAAAATTCGTAGCAGCCATGCTGGATTTCGCGTTTTTCTCACTGGTTTTAGCATTCCTTATGTCACAGGACGAATCCGAAAAGAAAAGCAATCCAATAGCTTCGACAATATTTATATTAATGGAAATATGTTTCGCGGTTAATGCAGTTGTGATTTTTAGATTATAAGGAGAACCCAATGTGGTTAGCATTCACAATACAAATTCCCCTGTTCACCATACTGATTGAACGGGTGAAAATACAAGAAAATCAGAAACCTGTCGTTCTTAGGTCGGGGAAAGCTTTTGAATCTGACAGGTCGAGGCATCCAGAGTAGCTTAGGTCTGCGTCAGTGAAATATGATTGAACAATTTCCCAAAGTAACTGGCGCGGACTTAACGATAAAAAATAGACATGATGCTTTCTAAAATCTTATAAAATATATCACTCTATCACATGACCGGGGCTATCCCGGTCACTAATGGGCTATCGCCAAGCGGTAAGGCACAACACTTTGACTGCTGTATTCGCGGGTTCGAATACAGCTAGCCCAGTCGGACTATATTGTTTAGCCATGATATAGTTCCCCTCCGAATTGGTTCCATCTATCCCAACGGGGATGATTAAAGGGGCTTCAAATGCCCCGGATGGATTCTGCAGAACGCAGAAATCAACAGTCTCAATCCCTTTGTTGCGGCTGCGAGGGAAAGAACCGCAACAGCAGAGAGCCGTTCTTGAACTGCAACAGCCCTCTGCTCAGGAAACTTAGTTCAGTTGGCAGAACGGTCGGCTCATAACCGACAAGTCACAGGTTCGAGTCCTGTAGTTTCCATTTCTTCCATATGCTGTCTATCCGTTTAATGGACAGAAAAAACTGCTGAATGAGTGTATGTGGATTATTTTCATGAAAGGTGTGTAACGGCACAGCCTGTTCGATGAAGATAATTTCCCATTCGGCACAGTCTCCGAGTTAAATTGTCGTCAATAGGTGCACGTTGAGGACAGGAAGTTTTCAAGAGACAAACACAGGAAGTATTTTCCAAAATCCGAAAACAACTCCGTGGAGCATACCACGGTTACCAAAAAGCCGTCGGGTTGGCAAAAATACGATAGTCCAAGTTGTAGGAAATTGCCTAGTGGAAAGCATAACACGATAAACATATTGCTAACCCGGGGTTTCCGGGTTATGTGGAATGTACGCTAGTGGTAAACTGACAGAGTCGCGCTCTGGTCTCCGGTTCGATTCCGGACGTTCCACTTTAATCCGCTTAGAGCTAAGCTGTTTGTATACAGGCGGTCTATGTCTCAGGTGGATTTACGCTATAGCGAAAGAGGTGAAATTCAGCCCAGATAATGTCTGGCCGTTATAGGCGGTACAGAATGTAGCTCAGTGGTAGAGCAATAGCCTTGTAAGCTATGTGTCACAGGTTCGATTCCTGCCTTTCCGATTCCAATGAATTGCCATCATTGGAAACAGGTAATATCTGTACCGTTCCGATTCCAGTGTTTCTCGTTGGGAGATTTATGCCGTTCAAGTCGGCACACTGGACTTTTTTAAATTGAGGTTAATTATGCAAAAAGAAAAGTGTTGTAAAACATGTAAGAAACATGACGATTTTACATGGGTATGTTTCAACGGCGACAGTGAACACTGCGCTGATTTTACGGAACCAGATTGTGTTTGCGAATTTTGGGAGGATGTAGAAAATGAAAATTCATGAAGCAATATGTTTGAGAGATGACTATGGTGGAAAAACAACTCTTGATGACCTTGTAAAACGAATACAGGGAAACAAAATCCATAGATGCCCGAAATGCTATGGAGAAGGAATTGTTATAAAAATGATAAATCGTGCGCAATACTGGGAATGCCGCGACAGGTATGAAGAAACAAAAGTCACTTGTGATTTGTGCAACGGCGAAGGATATACCGAAAAAGAATATAAGCCTAAAATGGTACAGGATGGATGGGAATGCAAATAGCAGGAAAAGAAATTAAAGATGAGTGTTCCAGATGCGGAAACATCCTTGAATGTGAGTTGTTCCGTCAGGGACATGGAATAAAGCAGGAACGTGAAAATGTAGCAAAGATGATTGAATGCCAGATGAAGCACAGGGAGAAAAGAGAGAAATGATTAAGATTTTGAAACCTGGTACATTAAAAGAAGCAACTTGTGACAAATGCGGTGCAGTATTGAGCTATGACGAGTCCGAAGATGTGAAAGATGAAAATATAGAGAATCATTTTGCCACAAATATGCCATCTGGATTCGGGTGCAAGAAAAAATACATTATTTGCCCGCAGTGCAAGAACAAAATCATTTTAAGTTCAACCAGATAGGGGGAATATTATTGTTCAAAAAGATATTTAATCTCTACATAAGATATAAAACTAAAAACCTCAAAGCAATTCCACTGTTTGTAATGACATTTAACTGGAAGAAATTCCAGGAAGACGGTAAAAAGGATAGCTGTATATTAAACATACATCCAGATATTGCAAACGACCAATTTGTTAGAGCAAAACTGTCTGAATGCGTGGATTATATTCGCGATAACTACGATATGGAAATATTCACAAAAATTTAGCAGGAGGGAACCAGATGCAAATAGGAGATTTGGAAAAATGGAGCATAGATCAACTCAAAATCGAAGTTGTTCGGTTGTCGACAGTGTGTGAGAAAAAACAACATGAAATTTTAGACAAAAATAATAAAATCAACGAGCTTCAGGCTGAACTGGATAAAATGTGCGCTTATAACAACGAGTTAAAAAGACAGGTGGACGAAAAGACAGATACGCCATTTTACGATGAATCTGTAGAAATCGCAAAATGTCACAGACAGCATCAGGAGGATTGCATTACGATTAACCAGTTACATACAGCGCTTGATGTTCTGATTGACCGATATGCGAATCTGAGAAAGATTCATGGACTGAGCTGATGAGAATTATTTATACAGGCTCAGACATTGATTTTCTCGACACCACATACAATATCGAGGGAGAATGCCACCGAATGAACATCCCGACTAGGTTCTATCCAGACAGACGCTTGCTTCTGGCGGGGAATACGACCGTAATATACAACAAAACGGGAAATCTTTCTAAAACATGGAAAGCAGATTACATCGGGGACAATTATTTGACGATTTTGACATTGATCAGAAAGGACAACGGTAAATGAGCATTAAAACAGCACTTGAATCAGAGGGAGTAGACTTCTCTGAATATATGAATATACCCGAACCATGGGACGGAAAGGCAATGATTCGGAAAGATAACGGAAATACATGGATTGTGTGTCCTTACTGTGGGAAGAAAGCGTTAAAGATTTTCCCGACCACAAAGATTTATCGGATGCCGTATAAATGTAAGGGTAGCAACTGCAAGAAAGAGTTTATGGTGAATGTATAAAAAGGAGAATATCAGATGCTGAACATCAAATTAATAGACAGAGATGTAAAAGCAGATATTCTTGATAAGCATATTTGGTGGTTCAGAAAATGATGGGAGGATATGTTGAATGAAAAACGCATGGAAAGTATTATTGATTTCACTTGTAGGAGTTTTGGCAATTGCAATATTCGGAATCTTTGGAGTGCAGAGTTTCCAGAATCATGCAATATCATTGGAAGAACAGGTGGAATCATCGTCATCAGACATTAAGATACAGGAGAAACGTAGAGCCGATCTGGTATATAACCTTGCGGATTGTGTAAAGCAATACGATAAGCACGAAAGTGAAACATTAAAAGCTATTGTTTCTGGAAGAACTTCTGGTTCAAATGACATTGAGAATGTTACTACTGTAATTTCAGCCGTGAGTGAAGCATACCCGGAATTAAAATCTTCTGAGAACTACAAACAGCTTATGACGGAACTCTCCATGACAGAGAATCTTATCGCAGAATACAGAGAGAACTACAACAAGTCTGTAAAAGCATATCGCAAATATGTAAAAGCATTTCCTCAGAGATCATTCTTGAATATGCTTGGATATGACAAAAAAGAATTTGAATTACTCGATTTTGATGCACCAGAATCAGCACCACAGAATTTGCTTGAGGAATAGCTATGAAGACGAAAAGAGGTTGGAATTTTGGAGAATTTGAGATAACAAGAAGAGAGATTATCGCTAGTATTTCAATTATTGCAATAATGCTTCTTATTGGAGTATTAATTTCTTCCAAAATATCCGACTGGCAGATAAATCAAAATGATAAATACAATAAAGCTGTAAAAATTCAATCCACAGATTTGTTTCAGTATGGAATGGAGACTAACATCGGCAATGCTTTTGTATATGGCGAATTAAAAGCTGTAGATACAGTTACTTACCCGGAAATTGGTGGCAAATACATATATGTTAAAAAAGTAAAGGAAAAATACACGCGACACACCAGAAGAGTAGCACATAAATCTGGAAAGAGAACTTATTATACCACAGAAACGTATTGGACATGGGATTATGTAGGAAAAGAAAGTAAGAAAGCTAAAAAGATAAATTTCTGTGGAATTGATTTCAAAAGCAATAAAATTGTTCTTCCAGATGATAAGTACATTGATACGGTAAAAGAGTCCAGTTATATCAGATACAAGTACTACGGAGTTGGAACGAAGTACAAAGGAACAATTTTTACGTCACTAAAAGACAAAACAATCAGTGATAAGACTAAATTTTACAACAACCAAAATATCGAAGAAACAGTAAAACTCTTAGAAACCGGAGTATGGTTAATTTTATTTCGTGTTTTATGGGCTATCTTGACAGGAACGGTTGTTTTTGGATTTTATTACTTAGATAATGATTGGTTAGAATAAGCAGTCAAAGAGCCACATGAGAGCCAGACTAAATCCTAAGAAGAAAGGAGGTCTGGCTCTATTTTTATGCAAAAAATTATTGAAGAATCGCCGGAATGGTATGTGATGATCGGAAATAACATCATCAACAGTAATCTAAGCCCGGAAACAAAGTGGAATAAGTTATATTCCCTTGTCTACTTAATGGATGAAAAACATTCTTTCAAAGAATACCCGAATTATCGCGAAAAAGGCATAGGATTAAGCAATATTGGAAAAGAAGCTGCGCTTAATCAGTTGCTTCAAACAGGTTCAAAAGAATTTGAAGACCTCTACTACAAATATCTTCTGTTCGAAGCCCGAAACTATCAGGTTGACAGTGGTCTACTGTATCTGGAAAAGAACAGAATCTTAAAAGAACGCTTCTATCAGCCAAGAAGAAATGTATTTTTGAAGCACAATATCATCGGCTCATTACAAGACCTCATGGACGATAAACTTGATATATTCGCTCTGAGTGTTCCTCCTGGTTGCGGAAAATCTACTCTTGAAGATTTCTTTCTGTCTCTGGTAGGCGGGTGGTTTCCGAATGATTTCAACCTGTCATCAGCGCACAGTAGTATTCTGACACGTTCACTTTATGATGGAGTTCTGGAAATCATCAATGATCCGGTTGAGTACACATGGCATGAGATTTTTCCGAATGTAGAAATACAGGGAACAAATGCAAAGGAAACTACGGTCAATCTCGAAAGAAATGGACGATTTAAGACTTGGACGTTCAGATCCATTGATGGTTCATTGACAGGAGCTACCCGTTGTAACAGATTTCTTACCGCCGATGACCTTGTGTCTGGCATCGAAGAAGCACTGAACAAGAATCGACTGGACACCTTATGGACAAAAGTAGTAAATGACTTGCGTTCCCGTAGACTTGAAGGGTGCAAAGAGTTTTACATTGCTACCAGATGGTCAGTGCATGACCCTATCGGAAAACTGCAGCAACTATATGCCGGAAACCCACGGGCAAGGTTTATTGCAGTTCCAGCACTTGATGAAAATGGAAAGAGCAATTTTCTGTTTACGGTAAATGGATTCTCAGAGAAATATTTCAATGATGCTAAAGAATCCATGGATGAAATTTCTTACAACTGTCTTTATCAGCAACAGCCGGTAGAACGTGAGGGATTATTATTACCACCGGACAAATTAAAACGATTCTTTTTCAGTAAAGAAGACGTTCCCGATGGATGCACGGACGAATACACAATTATACCAGACAGAGAAGCAGATGCGATATGGGCAGTATGTGATACAAAAGATAAAGGTACAGATTTTGAATCATTACCTATTGCATATCAATATGGGGATAAATTTTTTATCTCAGACGTTGTTTTCGATGATACCACAGATTACGACATCCTGGACAGAAAGACTGCTGATATCTTGATAAAACACAATCCGCATAAAATCAGATTCGAGTCAAATAACGTAGGAAATCGTGTTGCGCACAACATTCAAAAGATAATCTCAGGGAAATGCCGAGCGGATATCGAAACAAGACCTACGCAAGCAAATAAAGAAACAAAAATTCTTGTAAACTCTGACTATATAGCAAAACATTTTTATTTTTTACATCCGAGCCAGTATAAACCAAAATCCGACTACGGATTATTTATGGGAAATGTGACCACATATACCACAAGGGCAAAAGTAGCTCATGACGATGGAATTGACAGCTTGGCGATGATGGCAGAGTACGTGCAGAATCCATTAGGTGGAAAAGCAACCGCAATGCGCAATCCATTTTGGGGAAGGAGATAATATGACCACAAGAGAATATTTAGAACAAGTTCGTGATTATAAGAGAAAAATCGAAAATAAAATTTCTGAAGAATATCAGCTCAGAATGTTGGCTACAAGTTTATCTTCTTTTTCAACTGGAGAAAAGGTTCAAACATCCGGTACAAAAGACCATGTAGGCGATACAATCGTAAAGATTGCTGATCTGCAACAAGAAATTGCTAAAGATATTTCCGAAATGTCAGATATTCAGCAGGAAGTATCAAGCACCATTAATAGCCTTGATAATTCTCTATATTCTCAGTTGCTGCACAAAAAATATGTGGAATACAAAAGTCTGGTTACGGTAGCTGACGAAATGGGATATTCAATTCAGCATATCCGTTCTTGCCATTTGAAAGCAATTGAATCTGTTAGAAAAGTAAAAGGATTCAAAAGATAGTATGCAATCATATGGAATCATATTGATAATATATTATATAATATAAGCTGTAAAATAAGCACTGAGGTCGAACCTTGGTGCTTTTTTCATGCAGAAAAATAGGAGGACAGGCAGTGGGGAGAAACAAAATAAACTTTGTTGACCTATGCCAAGGCGAGTTTGGCAGAAAAACTGCCTATACTGGCGTAGACCAGATTACTCCACAGAACGTGGCACAGGTCCTTTCTGATACAATCGGAATCCATAACAGGAATAGAACCCTGATGGATTATCTTTACAGATATTACAAAGGCGATCAGCCAATTTTATATCGTGAAAAACTTGTTCGCCCAGAGGTCAACAATAAAGTTGTTGAGAATCATGCCCTTGAAACAGTCAAATTCAAGGCAGGGCAGATATACGGAGAACCTATTCAATATGTCTGTAAGAAGAAAAAAGCGAGTGAAGAAACAAACGAACAAGTTGATAGGCTCAATGATTATCTGGACGAAGCCAATGCAGACGCCAGAAATATTCAACTTGGGATATACCAGAGTGCAGTAGGAACTGCATATAAAGCAATCCTGAGAGAGGATGAATGGACAAAGGATGGAGACTTACCGCCTTTCAGAATATTTATCCCATCACCGCAGGATGTATATATTGTTTATTCAAGCGTTACTGGCAAACCAGTGCTTTCCGTTCAGATTTTAAAAGACGAGGATAATCAGCAGTATTACCAGTGTTATTCTTCCAGACAGTATTTCAAAATCCAAAATGGAGCGGTAACAGAATCTGGAATCAATGGTTTTGGTGGTATTCCTATCATTGAATATCCAAACAATCACGACAGACTCTCCGACATTGAAATTGCGATCACAATGTATGATGCAATTAACAAATATCAATCTGACAGGCTGAATGGTGTTGAGCAGTTTGTGCAAGCCCTGATGAAATTTAAAAACTGTGAAATTGATGAAGCAGAATTTGTAAAAATGATAAAACTCGGTGCTGTATCTGTAAAAGACGTCGGGAATGGAACGCAATCAGATGTTGATTTAATGACTGCTGAACTAAATCAGTCAGAGAGCCAGGTTGCTAAAGATGATATTTACAATAATATGCTGATTGTAGAAGCAATGCCGAATCGACAGAGCAATACGGGCGGAGACACAGGCAATGCAGTATATCTGAGGAATGGTTGGGATTTCGCAGAGAGAGACGCAAAATTGGTAGAAGCGTTCACAAAAGAAGCTGAAAAGGCATCTGCCAGAATCATTTTGAATATCATTCGAAAAACCTCAATGGATGTAAATATTTCAACCAGGGATTTCGATGTAAAAATAACCAGAAACCCGACTGATAATATGCTTGTTAAAGCACAGGCGCTTGATTATTTGTTTAAAAATAAAATTCATCCGCTTATTGCGCTGATTACTTGCGGATTATTTAGTGATCCGCAAAAAGTATATGAAATGAGTTTACCGTATCTTGGAACCATTTACCCGGAATTGGCAGACCCAGACTCAGAACTGCAAAAAGCGAAAGATTTGCTGAATGGCTTTAATAAGGATGTGATTTCAGAATGAGTGTTTCGTCATATGATGAATTAAATATCAGACCTAACAATCGCAGAAGCGAACCATATAAAGAATATTTCAGCAAAATGTCGATATCAGACAAAGAAAAACAAGAAAGGATAGCTTTTTCCGAAAAAATGGAAGAAGTTGTCCTTTATATTTTGGCATTGATAGAAACGACCGTAGAAAGCGGAGAAACGAAACGAGAATATATCCAGACTCAATTTTACGACAAATATCTGGATGTAATTGCTTCGTATATGTTTATAGATACATATATCAAGCAATATGCTCTTGGCGTGACAAAACAAATTATTGATGCAACATTTGAAAGATTTTCTGCCGAAGACAAAAGCATTACTGATGATTATTACTTATCAAATGACCGGGCAATGTTCATTTCTGAATGTGAAGCCAATTCGATTCTGAATTACAGGCAGTATTCAAAAGCCTTGAAATCAGGAAAAACCAAAAAGACATGGATAGATGTTGGAGACAAAAGGGAACGCAAAACACATCTTGAAGTTGGTGGAACTACAATCCCTATAAATGAACCATTTTCAGTCGGAGACAGTCTATTGATGTTTCCGACCGATCATTCTCTTGGAGCTTCGGCAGACGAGATTGTGAACTGCCGGTGTTCAATTCAATACAGTTAATTTAGAGACGAGTAAAATCGTCTCTTTTTTATTAAAAAAATATGCACCCCGATAGCGTAATCATGGGAGACACCTTGAGCTGAGCGAACAGCGTAAAAAAGCGTATTGGTGACAGGAGATTTCAATGACAAGAGAAGATGTTAAAAAGATTTTCCCAGATGCAACCGATGACCAGATTACTTCTTTTCTGAATCAGTCAAATTCTGATGTGGCTAAAGAGAAAGCAAAAGCCCAGAAAGCAAAAGAGCAGGCTGATAAAGCAGAAGCACTGGAAAAAGAACTGGAAGAATTAAAAAAACAGAACATGACTGAAGCTGAGAAAGCAGAACTGGAACGTCAGAAAGAAAAAGCTGCAAACGAAAAAAGAATTTCTGACCTTGAATCTGCACTTGCGACTTCACAAAAAGAAGCACTCGTAGGGAAAATTACTTCTATTTTTGCAAACGCAGGAATGAAAGGAGATGCCTATGCAGGAGCGATCAAAGCGTTTTCTAACATGAACGCAGAGGATGCTCTCAAAGAAGCTCAGACATTTGTCGATGAAATTTCCGTAGAAAATAAAAACGCTCTTGATACCGCAAAAGCAGCTTGGGAGAAAGAAGCACTTGAAAATACACCTAATCCCGGTGGCGGTAAATCTGGTGGAGAACCAGAAAAGAAAAGCGAAGCATCTGAATACGCAAAAGCGTACTCAGCAAAAATGTGTCCAGAGAATAAACCGGCAGATGATAATGCCCCAGTAAATATTTAAGTAAAGGAGATTTAGATTATGGCTTTTATGAAAACAGAGCAGTACGAATCCACACCTAACATCCTCGAATCCGAGGTAGGACTGGTTCTTAAAACCTATACAGCAGAGCAGACAAATGCTGAAACCGTTGGAACTAAGAAGATTATCAAAGCAGGTTCCGTATATCCGACAAACGCAACTGGTGCTAAAGGCATCGTGTTTGAAGATGTTGATATGACAGACGATGCTAAGAGACCGATTTCCGTGATTGTTGCAGGACGTGTTCTTGAAAAAAGACTTCCGGTAACAGTAGAAACTACTGCAAAAGCAGAGCTCGAAAAAGCAGGTATCGTTTTTGTGACTACTACAGACCCAGAATTTTAAGGAGGTATAGCAGATGCCATTTAATATTTTAGAATCAATCACACAGGAAGAAAGACTTAACTTTTCTCAGGATTTCAGCGTTAAAAGGCCGGGTATCCTTGATACCATTTTCCCGGATGTTAAAACTCAGTACCTGAAAGCTGAATACTACAGACTTATGGCTGGACAGAGACTGCCGGAGGTAGCATTCGTTCACGCTCTCGATACCGAAGCGGAAATTGGCTCCAGACCGGGATTCGAAAAAGTTCTGACTGAAAAGCTCTTCATCAAGAGAAAAATCAATCAGTCTGAGAGATTACAGCAGGCAATTGAAAATGGTGTGCCAGATGATGAGAATTTAAAGAAATTTGTATTTGATGATGCAGCCAACCTGTTTGAAGGTGTTGTTGCCAGAGCGAATGTCATGAAAGGCCAATTTCTTAGCACAGGTGTTGTAAAAATTAAAGAAAACAATGTGGATATGAGCATTGATTATGGTGTTCCGTCCGATGCAAAAGTAGAAATGACAGACTGGTCTAAACCAGATGCAGATATCATGGGTGATATCCAGAAGATGGTCGCTATTGCAGAAGATAATGGATTTGTGGTAAACAAAGCCCTGACATCACTTAAAATGATTAACTACATGAGAAACAACACTGCAATGCAGACAGCAGTTCTGGGAGCAGCAAACAAACGCCTCCTTACTAAGCAGGAACTTGCTAATCTGCTTATGCAGGAATACGGAATCACAATTGATCGTTGCGACGAGAAATTCAGATTCAGAAAAGCAGATGGCTCACTCAAAACAGGAAGATACTTCAAAGAGGATGTATTCACACTGTATGAAGCAGAGCCGAACGGTTCATTTGGTACTGGACTCTGGGGCGTAACACCAGAGGAACTTGAGTACAGACAGTTCATTCAGGAAGAAAATCGCTCCTTCGTAACACTGTCCATGTGGGCTACACAAGACCCAGTTGCAGTTTGGACTAAAGCATCAGGCATGTTTGTTCCGGTAGCAGCAAAAGCTAATGGCGGTATCGTAATCGGTACCAAAGCGGGGGAATAAACGGGCATAGTCTCGACGAGAACAGCCAGTCACCATCTGTAGCAAGTGTTGATGGTACTTCAAAACACAACTATACAGAAAACGAGCTGTCAAGCATGACAGTGGTTCAACTGAAACAGCTCGCAAGTGACAATGGCTATGCCCTGACATCGACAAACAAGGCTGGTATTATCTCGGAAATTTTATCTCAGCAAGGGTAGGTGATCTTAAATGAACGAACAGCTTGTAAATGACTTGAAAGAGTATCTAGCCGATGATGCGGAAACTGACGGTATGATTTCTTTGTCTGTAAAACGCGCAATTCGTTCATTCAAAAAGAAGCGCAACTATCCGTCTGGATATACAGAGGAAAAAATCAACACCGATATGGAATATTGCTATGATTGCATATTTGATTTGGCTCTCTATTTCCTTGTGAAACAGGGAGCCGAGTTCCAAGAATCACATTCTGAAAATTCAGTAAGTCGAAACTGGGAATCCGAAACGGAAATATATATCAATCATGGCGTTTTTCCATTTGCAGGAAGTTTATAATAAGATGGTTGGGTCACGTGGCACAGTATTTTTTGTCCTCCCGGAGTGCCGCTGGGTTGCTTATATTCAGTAGGGAAAAGCAAATGTTAAGGGAGTGAAGAAAGGAACTGGCGATGGGATGTGAACACGAATGTTTTAATGAACACCGCATAGCAGAATTAGAAGATAATCTTCGGAAGATGCAAGAAAGACAATCCGACCGCAATAAAGAGTTTTATGAGCGCATCGGGGAACTGGAAAGAAAAACAGCATTAAGCGAAAACGACTTGAACCATATCAAGTCAACTGTAGATGAGATGAATAACAATATAAAAACTCTCATGGCAGTTCCAGGAAAGCGCTATGATACAATTATTGTATGTGTTATTACGGCAATTGTCAGCGCAGTTATCGGATTTATGTTAAAAGGCATTCTTCCAGTTTGATTCCACTTGTAAGGGAGGACGGTGGAAATATGAATTATACAGACTTTTCAGAAGACGAAAGAAAATTTTACTTAAAAGAAGCAGGATTCGATTCCAGAGAAGAAAAACTGTTTCGATTACGGGCCTATGGCGAAAAGACACTATGGGAAGCAGCTGAACTTATGGGGTATAGTCCAAGAACCATAGACCGGATTAACAAAAGAATAAAGAAGAAAATTTCCAAAGTTGCCCCGATGTATTGTCGGGGCTTTTCTTTGTATTATGGCGAAAACGTGGCGAAATAGTGACGTTCAAAATTAAAGTTCTTTCCTATATAATATAATCATAGGAGAAAACACTATGATTACGTTAAATAACCCTTATGAGGGCGTGTGGGAAAAGTATCGCTCCATAGATGATATGGACATGATTCTTGAATCCCGGATAGGAGGAACAGATTATGGCAGGTTATCCGTATTATCCACAACAGCCAATGATAAACAATCCATACGGGCAAATACAGCCGTATCAGGACAGGCTGGCGCAATTGCAGAATAATTACCAACAGGCAATGCCTTATGGTCAAATACAGATGCAACAGTTACAGCCGGTTCCACAATCGCCTATGCTTCAAGGACAGATGGTGGATGGGATTGATACTGTAAAGGCTAAAGATGTGGATATGTCCGGCAATCCTGTTTACTATCCAAAAACAGACGGAACTGAAATTTACAGAAAACAGCTTCAATCCGATGGAAGGAGCAGGATTTTTGTCTACCGACTCGTAAATCCAGATGAACAGCAATCTAAGCAAGATGAAAAGCAGATTGACATTGAAGCAATGTTTAATCAACTTCGGAATGATGTTTGTTCGGAGATTTCTGAAATAAAGAATATGTTTCCGACACAGATGTCGGGGACATCGGAACCTAAGCAGAATGGAGGTAGGCAGAGATGAATTTCAACCCAAACGCCATGATGAAAAAGCAACTTGAAAGAATGATTTCTCAGAGGTTTGGAAGTGTTGACAACATGATGAACGATATGAGTAAATTTGCAGGAAATAATCCAACATTAAAAAACGCATTGGATTTATATAAAAAAGGTGACGCAAGTCAATTGCATCAAATTCAACAGAATGTTTTTGAAGAAAAGCATTTATCTCCAGATGGAATTATACAGAAATTCCTTGGATTATAACACTTCCCCGTAATTGGGTGATTCAGAATCGCTACAATTTGGGACGACAGCCGCGGATGTCTCCTATTGTAAATAAAATTTAAGGAGACTAAAAACATGATGAATGGTTCAAATTACAGCCTTAGCGACATTGCTGCTGCTACAGGCTCTAATAGTCGCGCAAATGATATGTGGGGCGGTGATGGCTTTTCACTTATCTGGCTCGTCCTGATCTTCGCAATCTTCGGCTGGGGAGGTTTTGGCGGCTGGGGCGGCGGCTTTGGCGGTAACGGTGGAAACGGTGCGAACGGTGCCGGCTTCCAAGGATGGGCTACCCGTTCAGATATTAATGAGGAATTCGCCCTTAATGATATTCAGAATGGTATCAGAGGTATTCAGCAGGGTATCTGTGACAGCACATATTCTCTTAACAATACCATGCAGAGTGGCTTTAATGGCATGAACGTTGGAATGCTTCAGGGCTTCAATGGCGTTCAGCAGGCTATCAATGCTGATACTGTAGCCGGTATGCAGAATACCAACGCATTACAGTCTCAGTTAGCAAACTGTTGCTGTGAAACAAGAGAAGCTATACAGGGTATTAACTACAATCTTGCTACCAACACTTGTGCTCTCCAGAACACAATGAACAACAACACCAGAGATCTTCTGGAAAACCAGAACAGCAACACAAGAGCAATCCTTGACTTCCTGACTAACGATAAGATTGCAACATTACAGGCAGAGAACTCTGATCTGAAACGTGCTGCATCTCAGGATCGTCAGTCCGCATTGCTTACAACTGCTATGGCTTCACAGACTCAGCAGTTAATCAATGCAATTAATCCGGCGGCTATTCCGGCATATGTTGTTCCGAATCCGAATACCTATTACGGCGGATGCGGATGCAACAGTGGATGCTGCTAAGTAACTCACCCTTAGAGGTTGACTAATTCTAAGAGGTGGGTTGCGGCTCACCTCTTATTTGATTGAGAGGTATAAAATATGAGTTGTAAGAATGTTTGTAAACTTTGCAGTCATCTTGTAATCAGTCAAGCTGTTGCGTTTACAGGGGGCAATCTTGTAATCACACTTCCAGCAGGCAGTTACAACAACGGAGAGAAGTATTGCATTGTGATTGCACAAAGTATACCAGAAGCCACCACAATTACCGCCCCGGTAATGATTCAGGTAGGAACAGGAACAACTTTATATCCGCTAGAGAATCGTTGCTGCGCACAGGTTACGGCTTGCGGAATAAGAACCAGAACAAAGTACGCAACCAGAGTAGCTACAAGTGCAACTGGCGGAGTATTCAAGATGTTAGGAAATCCGGCTTGTAGTCCAAGTAACAATTTAACAGCAATTAATGGTACAGCCCCAACGACAGACACACCTGTTACACAGGCTGTTAGAAAGGGGGAATTGTAATGCATAAAGTTGCAATGGAAATGGGAAAATGGGCTATGGAGAAAGCCAAAGCACATGGATTTGACAATCTTAGCTCTCAGGACTGGGATGATCTGAAAGATTGCTTAGAAGCAGTAAAATGCGCAATCTGTGCAGACAAAGATTATCGAATCGTAGAAGCTATGGACGAATGCGAACAGGAAGAAAAGTATCTTGGACGCATGGGATATGACAGATATCGTTATGTAAACGGCAGATTTGCACCAAAAGGCAGAGGAAGCCGCATGGGATATATGCCATATCTTCATATGCAGGATGATGACTGGATAAGCGAATATCCGAATAATCCAGAGTTTGACCAGAACCTGTACCGCATGGGATATCATCCAGACCGTAGTGATATGAGAATGGATGGAATGAACCATAAGCAGTCCAGATATGGTGAAACCTACGACAGATACAGCGAGAATCGCAGACATTACCATGATTCCAAAGACGCTGAGTCTAAGAGAAAAATGGATGATTCCATGAAAGAGTATACAGAAGATATCATCCGCAACATGAAAGAAATGTGGGATGATGCAGACGCATCAATCAGACAGCAGATGAAAACTGACTTAACACGTTTCATACAGCAGATGAATTGAATATGAAATGAGCTTTGCCCTTGTTACAGGAATGTAGCAGGGGCTTTTTGATTGAAAGGAGAATTATTATGAAGAAATTATTTATTAGTCAGCCGATGAGAGGAAAAACAGATGAGGAAATCCTTGCAACTAGAGAAAAAGCGATTAAGAGCGCAGAGAAGCAGATTGGTGAACCTGTAGAAGTAATTGATTCTTTCTTCCAGTCAGCACCAGTTGACGCAAAACCACTTTGGTATCTGGGCGAATCCCTTAAACTACTGGCAGAAGCTGATGTGGCGTTCTTTGCTAAAGGATGGGACGAAGCCAGAGGATGCAAGATTGAGAATACTTGCGCTATTGAATATGGCATTGAGACCGTTATCGAAGATTATACAGCATAAGCCAAAAAAGGATGGTGATAAACTATGCTAAGACAATTTTACATGAACGGTGACCTATGGAGAGTGCAGTTTGTATCTCCGCATGACAGCGTGTTAATTGACCGTACAGGCAATAGGACGCTTGGAGTATCGGATTATTCCACCCACGTTATTTCAATCGCAAATAACCTGTATGGAGAACTTCTGAACCGTGTATTTATTCATGAGTTAGGGCATTGTGTGATGTTCAGTTACGGTCTATTGCCTGAACTTCACCGCATGGTTAAGAAACGATACTGGGTGGACGCAGAGGAATGGTGTTGCAATTTCATCTCAGATTATTCTGGAATAATCATAGTTACATCAAAAGATATTTTGGGAAATAGTTTTTCCCTAGTTATGCCACGAACTTTTAAATTAATTGCATGATTTTTCCTTGAGTACAATTTGATATCCAATAATATCCAGAATTTCCTCTACTTCATTATAAGTGAAAGTTTCCTTTCTGAAGCGATTGCTAAAATTTTGAAATGTAAAATTTGTTCCATGCCTACGGTTTAATTCGTCATTAACTTGGCTCATAGTAAAGCCCTGCGAAATTATAAGCCCCTTTAGTTTGTATTTTAAACTCATTGATTAATGCTCCTTTGTTTATAAATGAATTATATCATTTTGATTATAAACTGTAAAGTTTAAATACACATTGAAAAATATAATAAATAAATGTATAATTAAATTATAAGATTTAATTCATGCGATTAATGGAGGTAAGAAAAATGAATTTAGAAGGGCAACGGTTTGGAAAACTTATTGTTATAAAAGAGGGAGAAACACGTGTAACTAAAGGCGGGCGCAAGATAAAAACTTGGATATGTCGATGTGATTGTGGAAGAGAGTTGAGCGTTTCTACAGGACATTTGAGATCAGGACGTACAAAAAGTTGCGGATGTTTGAGAGGAATAGATATTGCGGGGCAAAAATTTGGAAAGCTTACGGTTATGAAGAGAACTGAAAAAAGGGACAAAAGTGGAAATGTATATTGGTATTGCGAATGCGAATGTGGAGGAAATATCCTAACGCAAGGCAGGAATCTTAGAAAAGGACTTGTTTCTTCTTGCGGTTGCGTTAAAAAAGAAAATGCAAGAAAAATGAATTTTAAACATGGCATGTCGAGAGATAGAATATATGAAATTTTATGTGCTATGAAATCAAGATGCTATTGTAAAAACGACGAGAATTATAAAAGGTACGGAGAAAGAGGAATTGAAATATGCGATGAATGGAGAAATGAAAATGGCTTTAAAAATTTCTATGAATGGTCAATAGCAAATGGGTATCAGACTAATTTAACTATTGATAGAATAGATGTAGACGGTAATTATTGCCCAGAAAATTGCCGATGGGCAACACCGAAACAGCAAATGCAAAACACAAGGAGAAACAGATATGTAAATTATGAAGGGAAAATATATTCTATTTCAGAGCTTTCTGAAAAACTAAATCTGACTTATATGCAAACATGGCACAAATTTAGAAATGTAAGTTTTGGAATGAGTGAATTAAGTGATAAAGAAAGAAGAAATCATGCAAAAGATAATAAATAAATATATATCCCCCATTGGGGCAGAAAGGATGATTGCATAGATGGCAAAAGCAGAAAACACAATTATTTTTGACGGCATTCAGTACAACCCCGGTGATGAATTGCCGGATTTAGGTAGTTGGGTATGTACAGATGCAAAAGGTATGGTTCGCGATTATGAGGGACTTTCAAAAGACGTGTCAAAGCTCCCGCATTATGTACAGAGTGGTTCTTCGGCGCTGTGCCTTGATACTTCTGAATTATACGAATATCACAAACCTACCGATGCATGGTACAAACTGTAAAGGAGAAGCGCATATGGCATTAACAGCAAAGAAAGTATATGCAATATTAAAACGCCAGATTTCCGATATGGAAGCAAAATTAAATAGGCCTGTAAGATACAGAGGTACAGTTGCGACTGCTGATTTGCTTCCATTAAATCCAGACATTGGCGATATGTACAATATCGAGTCTAAATCTATTTACGGCGAAGCAGGAATGAACGTTGCGTGGAACGGGGCAGTATGGGACACCATGGGTGCTCCGATTGATATGTCATTGTATCTGAAATCTACTGATGTGCCAGAGTGGGCGAAACAGCCCTTTAAACCAGAGTATACAGCAAAAGAAGTCGGAGCTTTACCAGCAAATACAAAGATTCCAAGCAAGACTAGCGACTTGGAAAATAATTCTGAATATGTTTCCGGTCCGGATTTTCAGAGTGAATTGAAAAAGAAAGCGAACGGCGAAGGAATCACTCTGAGCATTAATGAATCTGGCGGACTTAGAGTTACATATGATGATGGACAGGAGGTATAAAAGATGGCACAAGTAGCAGTAGATGTAGCGATGGAGTCTACGTCACAACAGATTCTTGAATTACTAAAAGTTGTAAAGACTATGGTGACGGATGTTTCAAAATTTGACTGGAAGAATTTCTATCAGCAAATGGCAACAGATGAAGTCTTTTCTACAAAATTTTATTGGTATAGTACCAGTACGAACCCCAAAGGCGAAAAAATGAATGACTCTGTTGGAATGATAGCAACTCCATCTACGGAAGAAACAAAAAATCGTGACGATTTTGCAAACCGCAGCGCGTTCAGCGCCATGGACTGTAATTTTATTATTGATGAAAACGAAAATAAAATCCCGGTGGCAATTGACGGTGGAAATGGCTTTAAACGTACTGGAAAAGTGGATGTTGGAGTTATGGTTCCTTTAACTTACTGGGGAATTCAAGAATATGACACATATTATATCGTTCATTTTGCGACAAAACCGCACCCGGAACTTGATTGCAATACAGTCACTCCATGGTGCAATGAAGAGTTAGGATATGGAATACTGACTAAGTATTATGCTGGAATGATTGACGGTTTACTGTATTCGTCTTCCGGCAATGCAATTTATAATTTTGTTTCTGCGCAGTCCGGAAACACTGAATTGCAGAAAAAAGGAACCGGATACCACGGTTCTGGTTCCGAACGTACTGCTTATTTACTGTGCATGTTGTGGATTAAGTATGCAACTAAAAACAGTCAACAGATATTCCAAGGCTGTACTAGATACAACTTTCAATATAAAGTTGCACAGGCAGACACAAATGTAAATTATGTAGTTCTTCCAACGGCTCAGGCGAATAATTTCAAAGTTGACTTAACAGTATCCATAGGAGATGCAACGGGGCACACGGATAATCTTGGCCGTGGTGCTACCTGGATGAGAAATATTGCAGATAAAGTCAGAGTAACTGCAATAGAAGTTATTGAGGGTACAGCAAATAGTCGCGTATATGTTGAAAAGACAGGAATGACAATTACAATAGATACCTATATCAGCTCGATGCCATTGCATTCTGGAACAATAGATAATGTTCAAGGTACGGACGGATATGTTGCGAATGACGGAATTTATCCGTTCAAACTCGGTGGCGTCGAAGATATGGTTGGCGCTTATTATATATCCATGAATGAATTGTGGAACAAAACATCCGCAAGCACAGTCGATTATTATGTGCGTGGAAAATCCGCATGGTCAGCAACCGGGACTGGATGGACTAAAGTTGTAACGGTTGACTTGGGTTCTTCGGATGATTGCTGGATTGGAGATATTAATATTGACTTAAAAACCGGTGTAATTACATTGCGGACTAAAGGCGCAGGAGATTCCGTAGGAGTTGGAGACAGAGAATATAACGGAGGTACGGGAACTGGTTGGAAAGAAGCATTGCGGCGCGGTTTTCTGGGGGGCGAGTCGGGTGCGGGTTTTTCGTTCGCGCATCTCTGGAACGGCGTTTCGAGCGCGGGCTGGGGCTGCGCTCTCTGCGTTTAAATTCCGAACCTTTTAGGGGTGAATTTTGCGTAGCAAAAGAGGGGGCTGCCCCTCTATAAAAAATGGCATATAGGACTTGTCACACATGCGGCGCGGTAATCTGAGGAACGAGTCGAATGCGGGTTTTTCGTACGCGAATCTCAGGAACGACGTTTCGAACGCGAACTGGAACTACGCTCTCTGCTTTTATAAATTTGACGAAATAATTTAGTACACTGGTACTTTTGTGTGGCATTTCGTGGATTAAATTTCATTACCGTATAAGGTACTTAAATAGGAAACAAAAAGGGAACCGGTAGCCTGACGAGGAAACTGGTAGTTTATGCGTAAGGCATAAACTGGGGCTAGTAGAAATCCGAACGTCCCTCGGAATTTAAACGAGTAAAATAAACCTTTAAAGGAATTTGAAAATATGAAAAGATGCTGTAAAAGAATAGACATAACGGATAGGCGATTGATTGAAAGAGCAGTCAGAGATTGTCTACATGGGAAAATGGACAGAGGGGACGTTGTTCGGATGTTTTCTGAATATTCGGGTGTCCCATTTGACATTATAAAAAAGATCTGCAAAGACTTCCGTATGATGAATGGACTCATTAACACAGTAATTGACGGCATTCAGCAGGAGATTATCCATAAAAAGTATATCATAAAACCAATCCGATATAGAAAGCAAACTGACAAATGCAACGGAAAAATCAGGAACATTGGAATACAAGATATTAAACAGCAGATTTATGATTACATTGCTGTATATGCTATGGAAGAACTGTTTCGTAAAAAGTTAGGCTTTTATCAATGTGGCGCACTGAAGAAGAAAGGAAATGATTTTGGAGCAAAAGCAATTAAAAGATGGCTTAGTGACCATAGCATACGTTGGGCTTGGCAGGATGATGTAAAGCAATATTATGAGACAATTCCGAAAAAGAAGTTAAAAAATCTTTTGTCCAGAGATGTTGATAATCCTGGGATTTTGCATTTGGTGTTCTTTCTGATTGATACATTTTTAGGTGGCCTTTCCATTGGTTCTTATCTCAGCCAGTATCTGGCCAATTATTATATGAGTTATGCCTATCATTTTGCAAGCGAGATGATTTTGAAAACCAGAAAATGTAAGAATGGTGTCTGCAAAACCATAAATGCAGTATCCCATGTATTGTTTCAAATGGATGATATTCTGATTTTGTTTAGAAGCCTAAAAGATTTAAAATACACAGTAAAGAAATTCAAAGAATATATTGAACGATTTCTGGGCCTAAAATTAAAGAACAAACTTAATTTTATCGACCTTAGGAACCGATATATTGATATTCTTGGGAGAAAAGTTTCAAGAAAAAGTCTTACACTTCGCTCTTCTAATTTTGTTAGATTTCGCAGAACAGCCAAGAAAGCACAGATGCAGCTTCGCAGATACAAAGATGTTGATTACCAGACAGCCAAAAGCTTTGTCGGAAGATACGGCGCGATCAAAAACTCAAATACCAAACATTTCAGAAAGAAATACGATATACCCTATATTTTAAAACGTTGTGAAGCCAAAATATCCAAAACTGAAAGGAGACTTACACATGCAAACAATGAGATTCAATTTGCCACAGCTTGAAGTTTCAACGTATCCTCTTGAAAAGGGAATGGATGTTGTAATTTGCCAGAATGAACGGAAAGTCACAGTTGAAAACCAAGACAAAAAATCCGAAGAAATGTATGAATATGACGGAAACATATTCCGGACATTTAAACATACACAAGAGGAAATATCGCAAAATCCATCCGAATACCTTGATTACGCAGGAGACGAAGAGCCTACTGCAGAAATGACAGAGTACGCAAACGCCATGGTTGATGCATACACTGAACAGCTTATTCTGGAAGGAGTGATTTCATGAGAATTTTAGTTGAGAGTCTAAAACGTATGTACAACAGTACCCCACGTAAAATCACAAAAGAAAAGATAGAAAATCTCTCAATTCTTACAAAGGAAGAAAAAGATTATATTTTGAATTGATAAGTGAAAGGAGAACTATTATGGCAGTTGCACAAAATACAGTAATCATTGATGATGTAGAATACAAGCCTGGCGAACAACTTCCGGAACTTGGCAGTATTCACCGAGTTTTCAAAGATGGTGGTAAACGTCATTATGAAGGACTTGCGAAAGACTCAGACAAACTCCCTCTGTACGTTGCTGACAATTCATCATGTTTTATGACCGATACAGGAGAGTATTACAAATTTGATGAGAGTAAGAAATTGTGGTATAAGCCTGATAAGATCGAACAAAGTAAAGTAACACCGATTGAAGTATATGGCGTTCTTAACGGAAAAATCCAGCAGGTATCAGAAGACGTAGAAGGAATTGCAACACCACTTTTATACAAAGGTTCAGTATCAGACATTTCACAACTTCCGTTATCTCCTAAGATTGGATGGATGTATAACATATCTGAAAAATCTATTTATGGAGAGGCAGGTATGAATGTCGCATGGACAGGAGAAATATGGGACGCTCTTGGACCGGCTATTGATATGGCGCCATACTTGAGAGAGGATTCCGAGGTCATAACATCCTTGAAAACCAAAACGGAAAATCTGGAATCTGCGAATTACACCGACAGAGGTACATTAGCCGATACTGACGCATTTCTGATCAATGACGGTACAGGAATGAAAAAGAGTGTGCTGAGCAAGCTGTCAGACTTTGTCCTTAATAAAATCGCTGATAAAGTGTTTGCAAAGCTTCAGACGAACGACAAAACAATTCTGGGAGCGATTAATGAATTAAATAGTAAGGCTCGGATTGATACTTCAGAAATATATTATCAAGACTCGGAAGTTGATGCTCTTGGTGGACTTGATGCATGTGTAAAGGATGCAGTGACTAAGAACAGATTTCCAAAAGACGGAACGTTCTTTAAAAATTTTACAGCCGGTTCGAGATATCTTGCCGTTGGATATAGATATATTGATGGTACATACGGACTGATAGTATTATATAGATTTGGTCAGAATATCGATAGTCGATATTCAATCCAAAAAGGAAATTTTTCAAAAATTTCTTAAACAAAATACGAGGTCAAGCCACGCACTCCCTTGACGGACTTGGAGCTTGAGATTGTTCGTGATGCTTGCAAGGACTACAGGGAACGTGCTTTAGTTGAATTATTGTACAGCACTGGATGCCGTGTATCTGAACTGGCAATTCTCAAAAAGTCAGATATTGATTTTCGTACAAAAGATGCTGGGACACGAGAAACTTGATACAACTATGATTTATGCAAAGGTTAATCAAGAGTCGGTCAGATACAATCATCATAAATACGTCATTTAAGGAGAACTATATGAGAGGATTAAAACGTCAAAAGCAAACAATATACTGGTCTAGGGTGACAGAAGAACTTGACGGAATAGACACAATCAAGAAATATCAGAATCCAGAACTGCATTGTCTATCCGTGTCAGCAACAGCCGGAACGCCGGAAGAATTATCTGCCGGGTACGTCCCGGACTATGACAGATACATCACAAATTTTGACCGTAGCTTTAAACCGCAGATTGCAGATGTGTTCTGGATAGACTGCAAACCGGAATTGAACGAATCTGGAGAACTTATTTTGAATGAATCTGGAGCGCCTACAGTCCCACCAGATTACCGTCTAAAAAAGATTCTTGATACCCAAAGAGGGAATGTGGCACGGTATGGTATCAAATATATAGGAGATGGCTCAGATGGCGAATAAGAGCATTAAAATGGAACTGTCACATAAATCTATACAGGATACAATAAAACAGCTCAGAGCGTATCAGAAGTCGCTTGCAAGCAAGAATGAAGAGTTTGTCCGCAGGCTGGCAGAACTTGGAATCCCGGTCATAGATGAAAATATAGCATTGGCGCAAGGCGATTCTGACAAAAGTCATAACACCTATATCAGAATCAATAACTTTGGCGGCTATTCTCAGGCAACGCTTGTGTGCGAAGGCTCTGACCTCTTGTTCATTGAGTTCGGGTCGGGTATTTCGTACAACACTCCGGCAGGAACCAGCCCACATCCTAAGGGACAAGATTTTGGTTATACAATCGGTTCGTACGGGCAAGGGAACGGAAAGAATGAATCGTGGGTTTATTATTCCGATTCTGGCGAATGGGTACGCTCTTATGGTACCGAAGCCACTATGCCGGTATATAAGGCAAGCGTGAAAATCATGCAAAACATCAGAAAAATTGCAAAAGAAGTTTTCGGTTCATGAAGAAATATGAATATGCTATGCAATCATATGGAATCATATTCATTAAAGATGATATACTGTAACATATAAAAGCATCTGTCAAAACGACAGGTGCTTTTTTCATGCAAAAAACATAGAAAAGGAGAATGTAAGCATGTTTGTAGGAACAATTGTCATCCAAAAAGTAGAAAGAAGTGTTGTTACTAGCCTTGATGTTGCAGAAACTTTTGAAAAAGAGCATAGCAAGGTTTTAAGAGATATACGAGAGCTTGAATGTTCCGAAGATTTTCGACTATCCAATTTTGGACAGTCCTCTTATATCAATTTGCAAGGTAAAAAAATGCCGATGTATTACATGACAAGAGACGGATTTACGCTTGTTGCTATGGGATATACCGGTGAAAAAGCAATGAAGTTTAAAGAGGGATATATTCGCCAGTTCAATGAAATGGAAAAACTTCTTATTGGTAAAATCAGAGAACGAGACAAAGGCATTGCAGTAAGACAGGCATTGACCAATGCGCTTAAAGAATCACAAGAAAATGAGAGAATGCATGGTCATGCATATTCGACATATACAGATATGGTATATCGCACATTGTTTGGTAAAACTGCAAAACAGCTTAGAGAAGAAAAAGGAATTTCTACTAAAGACAATCTAAGAGATTTCCTCACCGAAGAAGAATTGAAATCAGTTCAATCAAAAGAAATGCTTGTTAGCGGATTGGTTGATTGTGGATGGGGATATTCTCAAATAAGAGATTTCCTTAAAGATCAGTTTCAAAATATGTTAGAACAGGCAGGAGGATTCTATGCCAGACGCGATTAACAACCCGGTATCAGAAGTATTTTCACGATGGGGCAACTCAATTCAACCAACAGTCGGCAAAGGCAATTTTTCCATGGAAAAAAGCCAGACAATAGCATCTGGAAAAACGAAATACGCCAGATTGTTCATGATGGGGAATCCCACGCAGTCAACAAGTCTTGAAGGTCACGAATGCGCAACAATTCTTTCGTTTCAAGTGGAAAGTTACGCATCTGGGACAAAGGCTTTATCGACTGCATATGAAATCGACAGCAAGAGTCATCAGGCTATGGTTTCAATGGGATTTCGCCGGACATACGGGCCAGAAGAGGTTGCAAACTCTGAAAAGAGTTTTAAACGAATTATAAGCCGGTACAGCAGAATTTACACCGGGCAATTGTTGGAAGCGTAACAGCTTCTATTTTTTATACCAAAAAAAAG